ACAAAAAGAACTTTTCAACTTTAGAGTATTCCGGAGTTCTTTTCGGTGGAGAGATTATATTGAAGCTTGTGTCCCAAAATTGAGCTTGAGTTTTTTCTAGCTTAATTTGATGGTTTTCATAACCCGACAAAAAATTAAGCTGCATCAGTTGTTTGTATTAAGTTCATAATTGATTAATTTCTCTTCTTCTTAGAAACTCCGCGATCAGAAGTCCGTCTGCGTCTTTTTTGATATCTAGTTCTGGAAATAACCTTTTACCTATATCGAGGCTGGCTCTCTTCAGTTCGTCGCTTCCTTTGATATTCTTAGGAAGCAATACCTTCTGCCATTCTTTACTATCTACATATTCGTATCTTAAAGAGTGCTGCTCGATAGCTATGAGTGTAGATTCTAGCGCACGTATTGCTGAAAGTGAGGCGTTGAATCTGGTGCTGTTAATCATAGGTCTTTCAAGTCCTACAAGAAACTTATCTCCCAGATACTTAGCCCGCAGCTTTTCAAATATTTCACACAAGGCGGAAAAATCTATTCTTGAAATATTTTTAGCCTCCTTGGTATAGCTCAACTCTTTTTTAATAGGTAGCTTAATGAGCTCGGCATGCCTATCGCTAGTCACTACACCGATGCCTTGACTGGTTACTCCGTTGTCGAATCCAATAAATATCATAAAAATGTTTTGCTAGGTAGAGGGGTTGGACCTCTATCTAGCATATGTACACAACTCAGACCAAACTGTCCAGAAGTTCCATTACTTTATCGTAATTTTTGTGATTTGCATTTCTGACCGCTAGATTGTTCTTCAACCACCTTGCGTCATCATTATGCTTCACAGTTTTCCGATAAGTAGGAAGATCCATCTTTGCTATCAGCTTTTCTATTTCTGCTAGCTTCTGTAAGTAACTATTAGTCATCTTAACATTACAAACCTAACCGACTTAAGTCTCTGGCAGTGAGCCGAGATAATGCTGTAGCAATCCCCACGTTATAGCAGAAGGGATCTTTTTTAGAGCATTCACTTGATAGACAGATATAGTCTTGGTCTTTCATATTGATCGTAATATGTGTAAACCCTCCTTTAGGTTGCAGCTTGTAATGAGTGCTGTGTCTAAAAGTAGAAGGTACAACGATCTCTCTCACGCCTATATACAACCCTATGAAAGAATCATTAGGAATATATAGCGCATACCGGAGATGTCTTATTCTAACTTTAAACCCAGCGGCTGTCAGTTTATCTATAGTGACGCCATTGCTGCTTACTGTGTGAGTTTTACGTGAAGGTCTTTCCTTGTAAGGCCAAGACCACGACTTTCCTGTAACTTTATCAGTTTTGACAAAGCAATTACTTTGCTCGTCAAATACTGTACTGTACCAAGCGATTTCTTTTTTACTCATAGCTTTCGACTAGTGGTTCAACTTCTAATTCACTTACTCTTTTACGTTTTGTCTTGTTAACTTTTTCGATTTCCATCTCAAGCTCAGCTGCAGGCATATCTGGTATACCAAATGCTTTGCGCACTATCTCTTTGGCTGCGCTACTATTCTGGATTACAAACCCTAGATCTTGCTCACGGAATTTCTTTTCTGTGTCAATTTTATGGGTTTGCTGTTCTCCTTCAACATCAATAGTGAATGGTACTTCTGGAGTTTTCCAGGTATACCAGCCTCCAGTTTTACCTACCAGTGCAGGATAATTTTCACCCAGCAGGCGTACAAGAGGAGAGTACCAATCAATACCTCCATTGATATGGATATCGAATTCAATCTTCTGGCTATTACCCTCACGACCAAGCTTATTACGCTTTACCGTCAGGGTGTGGGTAGAGCCTGACTTACGCTTTACCCCCATATGATCTTCTTCAAGATTATCCTTGATACGAGCCACTTTGAATTGATAGGTAGAGTTAAAGCGCTGAGCTTCGCCACCAATCAATGCTTCTGGCTTTTCTGTACCGAAGCCTGTCATTCCGCCAATCTGCTCTTTGAGCTGATTGGTAGCAACAAATACCATGTTTTCACACTCTAGATACGGAATAATATTCCTATAGAATGCACTCATCAGCTTTGCGTGCTCGCCAACTTTGGTTTGACCAATCACATCCTGATCGCGCTCATAGTCAGTACTAGCCCCTGCAATACTGTCTAGTGCGATAAGTATAGGCGTCTTACCATCGCTATGCTTAGCATAGTTTTGAATGATGATCTTACACAACGTAAGAGCCTCTTCCAGGCTTTTAGGGTTGTGGTAGATTACATGCTTCGGATCTACTCCCTGTAACTCCATATATCTGAAGTCAGGAGCGTTCTCGGTTTCGATCCAGAACATCTTGCCTCCAGCTTTCTGGAATACTTTGGCCAGGTCAAACAATAGCGTTGTTTTGGAGCAGCCCTTCTTGCCGTAGAGTAGATAACACCGACCGTAGGCCATAAACCTACGGTCGAATGCGTACTCTAACAACGGGTTATCCAACACAATGCCTGTAGGCGGGAGTTCTTTATCTGCCGTATTTAGTTCAAGATTAACAGCTTCAGACTTGAAGGTCTTGCCGAAGTTTTTCTTGATCGAGTTCAGGTATGTGTCTATATCCATGTTCTATTTAGTCTTGGTTGATGAACTTAAGCGCATCTGCGCGGCTAATCTTGCCTGCCATCGGATTTGGTGGCAAGGAAGATATATCTACAGCGGCAGGAACATCAGAGATGTTTGCCACTAGAGGAACATTAACGGCAACCGCAGGTGCAGTCAACGCTGCTCTAGGTATTTCTATTGCAGGCACTGCGACAGGAGCGCTACTAATTACAGCCTTGGCTATCTCCATTTGAGGTCTAGCTGGAGGTAATTCTACAGCAGGCTGCGTAACCTGCTTGGCTGTAACATTGAAGCTTGCTGTGTTAGACTTGGTCAGCCCAGGGTAACCGTTCATGCAATCCTCAAATACATCCGCAGAATACATCTCACGCAGCTTTGCAATGATTTCTTCTTTAGGCTTATTTATGAAGATTTCATCTAGATTGTAGAGATAATCACTGTCAGCAAGCTGCTCTGGCAACTGTACTGGAGAATTATTTTCAATCTGAATCATCCAAGGGTTGGCGCTGTTTTCCTTGAGCTTAACAAATACAGGTACACAACGATCAGGATCATTGATAGGATTACGCCTGTTGCCAGTCATATCCCTACCCTCAAGCCAGTTCATCAGGTTGTCCGCACCGTTCCTGAGTGGCAGATCTAGCACATGCGCGCCTGTAGACAAGCTTTGAGCAAAAGCCACGTTGTATACAACACGTTCAGTAACGCGACCAAAGTTTGGATACTTCTTGAACTTCCTACCGTTCACTTCAGTGTCTGTAACCTTTGCTTCCTCAGGATACAAGATCTTGAAGTTGTTTGCGAAGTATTCAGCTGGGTCGTTAGACCTGCTAGCTACATAGTATTTTTCTTTGAAGTTAGTACCGAAGTTGTCACGCACTGCGATCTTCTTGTACCAGATACCGTTACCTGATGAGTCTGCCTTGTAGGCAGGCAAGAAATACAGGTAAGCGCCCTCTTGGTTGTTTGTTTTGTTGAACACTGCCCTACGGACAGATTCTTGAATGTATGGAGCGGCAGATACCGTAAGATTGAGTTCTGAGCCTTCGAATTTTAGTGATGGTTTGATGATTGCCATATAGTTTATTTATTTAGTAGTTAGTGTTTATTTGTTTTACTGCGATTTACTTTACGTGTTCTTCCAGATTTGTGAACCATTTGAACTTTGACGATATCTTTATATTTAGTTTTTTTAGCATATTGAAGCATTGATCATAGCTATAGAACAATGCGGTATCTTTTTTCTTTTTTGTCTTATAGCTTTTACTTATGGCTATAAGCAAATCTTTGTTTAACTCCCACTCATCCCTACGAAGATCTACGGTTAGGCAGATCTTGTCAAGGATACCTAGAAGATATTTTTCAGCTGTTATTGTCTGCTGCTGTTTTTCATTTAAGTCCGCCATTACACCATGAATACAGACTTGAACGTTTGCTGGCCCCTAAGTTTATTCAAGAAGGCCTGCACCATCATAGCTGCTACCACTGTAGGTAGAGTATGACTGATATTCTGTTCTTTCTCGTAGGCTAGAAGGCAACCGCCTTCTTCTTGCGAGTCATTGATAAACGGCTCTAGTGCGGGTCTGAGCATGTCGGATGTAAACAATGCTCCCTGCCGGCTAGTGCACCTGCCGTCAACCCAGAATAACTCATCGTTTCCTGCTTTCCAGCCATACTCATACAGGCTCTTCCTGAACGACATACTGTCCACGCAGCTGAAGATTACATTATATTTACTGAAGTCATCCTCAGTCATCCTGCGAGTAACGCCTTGCGCAATATATTTTTCTTCTAGCACCTTAACTTTATGTTTGCCTACGTCATCAATTTTAAAGTTTTGATGCAGTAGGTTTTTAATATCTACAGTATCATCGTCATAGATGTCAACTTCAACATCCATATAACTGAACTGCTTTCTGTTGTAGCCGTAGTCAAACAGAATACTTAGCAGGTTAGAACCGATTCCACCTGCGCCTGCAATAGCGATTTTGTCTAGTTTCATATTATTTAATTAATTTCTCGATTGTATTAATAGGTAGGTATGTCACATGCGAGTCTTCACCCATCCATGCTGAATAGGAGAATGTTCTGTGTGTCGGTGACCATATGATGTTGTATCTAAAGCCTTGAAACAGCTTATCCAGGTCAAGGATGCTAGGAGTAGGGCTGAACGATGGATGCGTATGAAAGCTGGCATGCATTTTCCAACCTTTACAGACTCTGGAGAATATTAATTGAGACAACTCTTCTTGATCTGTCTCATATAATCCTGAGGCTCTGTCTGTACCTTCGTAAACATTTTTAACTCTTACGAACTCATACACTGCATCTTTTTCCATGATAATGCCGCCTTCCTCCTCTTTAGTGCTTGTACACTCTAGAGAAGCACCAATCATGGCTTTAAGGAACGATTCTATACCGTATCTGAATATATACATAATTATACTTTCTCGAATGCTTTATCTACAATTGGACTAATTACGTCCTGAACGTCGCGCTCAGGTCTGTAATCGTTGTGCGCGTTTTCAGCTCCTGGCTGACCCTGTGCTCCTCTCAGTGTGCCGATATGATCTTGCATCACAGAGTCGTTCTTGAGAGCCAATAGTCTGCTGGCCACGTCGTCATAACCTGCACCTTTATAGTGCCTGTCATTAACAATGCAGCGATATTGCTTTGTCTCATAATCGTAGACCTTGGCGTTACTGATGACTATAGCGTATTCTCTAAGGCTACCCTTTACCCTATAGGCCTTTTGTCCCAAGAACTCAATTTCTTCAGCTCCTGTAAGCTTTACTGCAGTACTCAAGAACTGCTTAGATCTTTCGATTTTAGCTTTGTTCTGGTCATCAACTACCTTCAACAGTTTAGCGACGTCGTCTTTAGATATCAGAACCTGGACTTTTTCTACTACAGTACCATCTTCCAGATTCTTAAACTTTACAGGGAACGTAGTGAACTCAATCAGGGCTCTTGTAAGCTCTGTAGCTGCCCAGACATGATCTCTGTTGATATAATTGTATGCGTTTTCTGACCTATCGTAAAACGATTTATTGTTTGTTTTTGAGTTGATCGTTTGCACCTTCTTGATCAGCCCGCTGATATCTACAGGCACTTGTCGATTTTCGTCAATGTACAGCTTGATACGTTTATCTTGCTTATCAATTACAAACTTAAGCGCAGGAGCGTTTACACCAGGAGTGGCTTCTCTGTATTCTTCTGCACTCATACCTGCGTGAATCTTTACCTGCAGGCCATTTGCAATAATATCATGTCTCTTGATACTCATGCGACTGATACTCTTTAGGAACAAATTATAGTCTTCAGCTGACCTATAGCAGGAAGCGCGGTATATGGCCTTTGCCACCTCGTCCTGATTAATCCTGGTGTCGTTTAAGTACCTTTGTCCTGTATAAGAAACTGCCGCAGATATACTGATTCCGTTTATTTTAAACGTAGGCAGACTCTTCTTTTTGAGCTCATTTTCGCCTGCATTGATGTTATCAATGTCTGTGTGATTCCAGCCTTTAGCGTCCAAGCACTTTTCAGCATAATTAGCATAGAGTTGAACCACAGCATAGATGTCAAACTCGCTATTAAAATCGAGGTCTCTTGACAGTACATTTATAAGGTCCTCGGCTTCAATTTCAGTATTCTCATACTTCGCCGTTGTGGCTGAAAACTCTACTTCTCTAATAGTCGTTTTTTTAATTTCGCCGCTAAGCAATTTCCCAACTACTACCAGTGTAGTATTCTTACGATAGTCTTCATCAATCGCCTTCGAATGCTTCAAGTATGACGCTTTAGCTTCAGGAGTTAGCTTTCTGAGCATTTTAAGTTTAAGCATTTCTGCGTCATACTTACTCACAAAGCATTCGTCTTTCAGCATACTGATTAGGTTATGCTGTAGCTTGCACATCATAAAAATATGTGCAGTATTCATATCATAGCTGTCCGACACAACAAACGCAGGCTTAGTTAATTCGTCAGATTTTTCATTAACAGTCATTACGAAAAACCCTTTATCCAGGTAATCGTAAATAGGCTCATCGTTTCTAGCTATAACTCGAATACGAGCGGTATAGTTTTTACTACTCTGGTTTGTAAGGATTCTGTATGTATAGTCTCCTTCTGTATACTCGATAGGAGCGAGCTTGATTATATTAGGGCGAAAAGCATACGCTGTTTCTTCAGGGATAAGCTTTACGGAAGGCTCGCCCTTAGAGCTATCCTGTCTTAAAAATTGCATAACGTGCGTATTGTCCCATCCGCCACGTTGAGCTATGTTTGCTTGAAGATCTTGGTATCTGATGTCTTCACCTATTTTAAGCTTATGTGTGGGTATAGGCAGATACTTGGAGTAGGCATGCATGTCTGCCACCGTATCGAAGTGCAGGCTTGTGTATGCCACTTTTACTGTAGGTACATATTGATAATCCACATATTCAGTAGATTTATCGATGCTTACGTCCATTGTCTTGACGTACTTGCTTAATGTTTGTGTTTGTTTGGCTATTTTTAAAAAAGATTTATAAGGTAGGTCCATAGTATTTATTATTTTATAAGTGGTATGTGTCTCCCCCGAAGGGTAAAAAGAAACCCCCTGATGAGCAATCATCAGGGGGTTTGATTTTAATTGATCTGTCTGATTTACTTGAGACCGCCAATCAGAATACCGGTCAGGAGCACAGCAGGATCTTCCACTGCCTCGAGTTTGCCTCGAAGCTTTTGGAGGTTCTCTTCTGCACGATAGTTGGTTCCTTGGAACTCAAACTTTTCGCCGTTAATGAATACCCAGCGGGCATTGTTCTCGGCGTGCTCCAGAATTCCGTCTACTGCCTGATCTAGCGTCAGGTCAGCTACAGTTGTGTGTCCGGTCTTGTCTGCGATTTCGATTTTGTATGTGTTCATAATAATATTAGTGTTTACTGAGTTGTGTGTTGTTGTTTTTCTGCGACTAAATGTTCTGGGGGGAACATTTGGAGGGAAATTATGCCAACTTGAGTGTGCGTAATTCTGACGCACTCACAAGACGACGCTCTTGACTGTTGTTGTTGTGTTTAATGCGGAGCTTGAGAACGCTTTTCAAGCTGTCCACAAATCCACGACCCCAATGACTGACTAGGTCAGAGATGAAGTAATGCTTGCTGTTATTCAGTCGAATATAGCGAGCAAATGCACCGTTATTGAATTCTTCTGTGTGCACATTGTAAGCTTTTGCCTTTGTTGTGGCGCACTTGGTTGTTTTGCAGGGCTTGTTCTTGCTTGATGATTTTTTGGTCATACTATTTATTTTTTTGTTTGTTAATACAGTCACCTTTGCAGACTATTACCTGTGGATAGGAAACTGTATGTGTCTTGTTTTTCCGTTTTTTAGTTTACGGTCAACGCAAGCTCTACATCTAGAGCAAGCGCCTTCCGTCTTTGTATTTTTTAGCTTACCCGTAACTTCAGGGCAAACTAAAAAAGCTTTGTCTGAAAATAAATTTTCAGGAATTTCATTACCCATCCACGCTATTGCTATGTTGTGATAATTTCTATAGCCTGAGTATACTTTCAGTACTTTGTCCTTGTTAACTGGGTCGCAGCTTAGATACAAGGTTAAATTTTTAACTTCTGCAAGAATAGGAACACAAAACAATGATCTGGTGTATGCCCAAAAATTTATTCCTGGGTACTCTTGCATTACCTTGACCCATGCTTTCGCATACTCCTCGTTATAAAAATCTCCTCCTGTATGTATGCGGAAGTAGGGAGTACTATTGCCTCCACTTAACAACCAGTACATTACAGAATTCTTGATAGTCTCATACATATCTGCAGGAGATTTATCTACTACTAGTGAAGTGTTGTGATCTTCAACACTAGCGTATGCTTTATATAACTTTCTTAGATTTTTATCGTAGCATTTCTCGGCACATCCTCCTGGTCCTTCTGTCATACCAGGGCATGTGCCTCCTTCTTTAGGGTCTCCTTGCGTCAGGCTAAACGTATTATAGTGATTAGCTTTAAATCTGACTTTGCTGTTGTTGGTCAATTTAAACCTAGTCATGACAGCTCAAGCTCGGATTGCGTCAACTCTTTTGAGTCTTCTTCGTCTGTATCAGGCACATCGTTTAAGTAGGCAAAAGCTCCAAAGTATTTCACAGCTGCTGCATTATAAGCTCTAGCTGCTTTTTCTGGTGTAGGATATTGTCCTAGACTTATACGTTTGCCGTCAACTCTGATACAGGCCCTGTACGGGTTTTTAGCGCTGCTTAGATCCATAAAAACACCTTTGTATTTAACTTTTTTATTTTTAAACGTTCTACTGTTCCTGACATTTTCAGAAACAGTGCATACTCGTAAGTTAGCTTTTCTATTGTCTAGACCGTTATGGTTTATATGATCTATAACCATTTTTTCTGGTATCTCAGATATTTTTGATAATATCTCTCTATGCATACGGACCTTTTTAGCCGCTATTAGTACTTCGTTTTTCTTTTTATGTCTAACTGCGTATGCAGTGGATTTTCCTTTTTTAACTCCCCACTTATGTTTAACAAGATCATCGTAGTCTTCAGCATCTACTATAGCTATATGACCATTGCTACCTAGTTTTATATATTTTACTTTTTCCATTCCCATGTGTTCTTTTCAAAGTTCCAGGCTGTTTCTCTCTCAAATACTTTTTCTTTACCTTTCCATCTATCCATGATGGCCAGCTCGCAACCTACATTATCTCCGGTGGCTAGCTTTGTATGGTGGCAGAATACATATTTGAGAACTTCCTGGATATAATTATCATTTACCAAATCTTTGTGCACAGCCCAATAGCCTGCATCATGCACAGTATTTACTGGGTATATGTACTTCATCCATAAGCCTTCTTTCTTTAGAAGGTTTTTTAGATTTACAGAACACTCCCACATAAACCATGCAAGCTCGCTGGCCACGGGAAAAGCCAAGCTTTCATTCATCCAACCGGCAAGAATACCGAAATTATCTGTTTCTTCGTAGTTTAAAACCAACCCTCTGGCGTTCGTGATACGCTTATGGTTTTTAACTTCGTCAGTACATCTGTCTCTGTAGGCCATGTACTTGCGATATCTCTCCCAAGTCTCAAGCGCATACTCTAAAGTATGTAATCCTACATGCAAGCCATTCTCAGCATAAATATCAGCTTGAATGGGCATTGCTGCGAATTTTAGCCCGGCTGTGTACGAGACTCGAAAAGTAATACTCTTGGCGATCACATACTTACTCACATCTTTCTTTGTGAGGGTAGCGTCATTGAAGTATTCTCGCATCTTTGTTTGATGGAAATTGCCTGCTCTGATATCGTGAATAAAGTCTTCGTCTCTAGACAAAAAGGCCATAATAGCCAAATCTGCCCCAGCTACGTCAAGCTCTGTCCAATAATAGTCAGGGTTGCCTGTACAGAAAATATTCCTAATGTTTTTAGGTAGCATTTTGCTGCACGATTGCTGTTCTTCGCTGCTCAGTTTGCTATACCCTGGAACGAATATATCTGGAATATACGCTAAAACCTTTGAAGCGGGATTCTGAACATTAGGACTACTACTAGCTCTGAAGTTCTTTAAGCATTCAAAGAAGCTAGCATGAACGCGACCATCATTACAGATAGCTGCCCAATAGCTTTGCTTCAAGGGTTCATCAATATCTTCATCTAGCTCTGACTCAGGGTCGAGCACTACACCTTTTTTAGATAAAAACTTTGTAGCAAATACGCCTACACGACTTACGCTAAGCAGTAGAGTAATTGCTTTATGTACCCTCATGATATCAGGGTCGTTTGGGTATTTATCTAGCTCCTCTTCAAGCTGGAATTTTATTGTAGATAGACTCTTGCCGTTTGTACTGGGCTCGTACATTTTTTGAGTCTGTGGCTTCTGTTTATCGTACCACGCCTTAGACTTTGGAGATTTGCCTGACTTTGTATAGTAGGCTGGAGTTACGCGTAGTGTCTCAAAAAGCAAAGATTTTTTCTGTGGAGCAGAATTAGGATTAAATTCTTCTACACCAAACTCATCTTTTAGAAAGACAACAAGCTCATCTTTGAGTGCGTTATATTTTTCTAGATACTTATCAGTAAGATCTTCTAGCACCTGCTTATCAACAGCAATACCTGTTAACTCCATATCTGTAAAGTAATGGGTTAATGGCAAATATACGTTGTAGTATAGATCTTTGAGTTTTTCCGGAAAAATCTCCATCATCCTCAGACAGGCCTCACGATGACTCACAGCGTCACCAGCACAATAGTGATGGTATATGTCAGGCTCCAAAAACTTAAGCTTAGCCATTTCTGCTTTACCAAGCTTATGCTCCTTAACCTTTCTGTTTAATGCTGTATAGTATGGAGCATAATCGGTAAAGTGCTTAATCCCCGTTTCTAGCCCCTTACTGAGCCTAGAGTCAAAGAAAGCCACAGCCTTCATACCGTCAAACGCTAGCGTTTCGTCAGGTAAATTAAATCCTCTATGCCTCAAGCGTAGATCGTCAGCCCTTATGTTCCAGCCCATACGCTGGGCTTTAGGGTGCTCTAGCATGATCTTCATCGTATCTAGAAGCTCTCGGTTTTCTGTGGAGCCGTCTTTAGAGATATTCAAGATCACTGCAAAATCTCTTTGGCAGCTATATTGAAACTCATACATTACCTCGTCGTCTGTAAACTTATCTCCGTACCATTCAGCGTCATAGCCTATTTTAAACTCACCTCGGGCAATGTAGTTGTTCAATATCTCGATATTGTCTTTAGGATCGTCTATGATCACATACTTAAACTCTCTATAGTTTAAATTGTTATCTAACGCCTTTTTAGCCAATACGAATATCTCCCTGAACTCAGGACGCTTAGTAGGATCCATCACTACGATCATCCCAGGAGCATAGTTTGCCAGAACTTTACCGTAGGGTGTATCAGTGATCTCGCCTACATAATCACCCATTTTAATATTCGTACGCATGATGCGTTTGAATACTTCAGCACCCAAAGGCATGATGAGTTTAGGCTTAACTGCAGCAATTTCTTCGTCCAGCTTGGCTGACCAATATTCTATATCCTCTGCTGACGGCTTAGGCTTATTACCAATTCCATACCTCACCATTCCTGTAAAGTACACTTTATCAAGAGGTATATCTGCAGCATTTAGCGCAGACAATACCTCTTCAGCCATACCTTTTTTACCGAACGCCCTTTCTTCTAGATCATCTTTCCCTGGGTGAGAAAAAATAATCATTAGTTCAGGCTGACTGTTTTCTTTATAGGTAGGCTGTACCTCTATTTTTTCTTTTTTATCGCTCATTTTTATATTGTTATGAAGCCATGAATCCTGTTCCAGCTGGAGGCAGTAGTGCGGCTTTCCTGGGAATGTTTTCGAAGTTACCTTTATTCAGTTTTTTCTTATCCTTCTTCTCTTCTTCAGCTCTGTCTTGTGCGGCTTTATCTAGCTGCTCAAAGTTCATGAATTCAAGCTCAGCCAGATAATCAAACTGAAAATTCTTAGCATGTCTAGACTTTAATGAAAAAATACTCACGGTCTGATCCTGGGAAGAATCTCTACCTATAGCCAGCGCCATATCGGTAGGCTTGATCACGCCTTTAAACCCTGAAATCTCCGCATTACTGAATCTCTTTGTCATCTTGCCGCTAGCCTGGTGAAGTAACCATACGCTGAACATATGTTTTCCACCTATAAGATGATTAGATAAGTCATCCACCTCAAACGACACCTTACCATATTTCTGCCATTCGGCATCATATTTTTCAGATGTAGTCAGATAGTCTAGCTGGTCTATGTATACTAGATCAGGATGATATCCTGTATCTGCATATAGCTTATCCAAATAGTTCTGGATATACCCACAGGTGATAGGCGTGACATCTCTCAAATCGTGTATTTTTAGATTCTTAAGAGCAACCTTGTCTCTTTCGCACATATTTTGAAAAGACTCACGCAGATCATGCTGCATAAGCACAGACCCTTTGTGTAGGTCTGTATAAGGTATCCTGAAAATGTTACTATACAAGCGACAGCAAATATTTTCAGCAGGCTCTTCCAGAGATAAGTATAATACTTTTCTATTGTCTTTAGCATTTTGTATAGCTGAGTACACAGCCATCGCCGTTTTGCCAGAGCCGCTATGTCCTAGAATTAACCCAAATTCCTGGTAATTGAGTCCTCTGGCTGCAGCATCTACTGCAGGAAATCCTGTCATTAAACTTTCTTTATGCTCTACCAGAACAAGATTCTCAAACGGGTCAAACGCTCTAACTACACCTGCGCTGTCCTGCAAATTAATGTCAGAAACCAACTTGGTAGCCTCTTGCACGAGCAGCTCGGGCGTAGCGCTCTTGTCCGCCTTAAGTGTCTGGTATCTTCTAAACTTTATGAAGTCTGCGAAGTTCTTAAGAATATACTCACTATTTAGAACTTCTTCGTTGTACACAAACTCACAGAAGTCCATAACTGTATCCATATCCGTGTTAAGAATATTATACTGTTTGAGCTTTGTTTTTAGATAGGACAAGCATAACTGCTGACCTATCGGACCAGGACCAGAAGCGCCTATGCTTAGCGCAGTGTCAGCAAAAGCATTATAGATATTCAGCGTTCCAAAGTCTGAAGGTGTGACTTTTAGGTCTAGGGCTTTCTGTAAAACCTGCCTGTCTCTGAATAGGCTTTTGATTGTTAGCTCTATGTAATCTGCGTCGTTGTAAATATCGCTCATAATAGTCTGTCTATATCTAGTTTTTCCTCTTTTATGAATTTTGTTAACTCAGGTGTTAACTCTTTCTTAGCTATTTTTTTGTACTTATCAATAATTGCTGCGCTTCTATCCGGGGTGGCTAGAATTCTAAACCATGCAAAGAATTTTAGGCCAGAGTCCAGTAGCACATCCTCTACCGGTTCTCCTCTACGAATAAACCTCATAGCAAGGTTCAATTGCTGCGCCCATACATCAGCATAGCTTAATGTGGCGTTGGTGATACTCACCTCGTAGGTGGTAGAAGTGTCGGCTAATCCTTGTACGTACTGTATAACTCCCTGCCCCCGTAAATGCATAGGAGAAAAGAAGTTTTTCTTATCATGCATTCTGTCATACATATGCTGTACGAATTGAGCGGGATGCAGGCTGAGCTGCTCACACAACACCGCAGCTTCCTTGAAGTATTTGTCGTACTTGTCGCTTGGGATGTACTTGAAGTGTTTTGTACTTATTCTCTTTTTTTCTTCATAGTAGAAAATAAGATCATTAACCAACTGAGGATCTGGGTCTTTGTCGTTCATGTTCTTTCTGAATAATATACTGAAGCTGCTCGGATGTTGCGTCGTCAGGTGATTCAAAGCCATAGGCTCTAAGATCAATATTCACGCATTTTCTACCGTTGCTGATAAACTCTGATTGAATTTCTCTAGCAAGCTCCTGCGTATTATCTTCTCCGTCTAGTATTAGCGTTATTGTTTTCCACTCTTGGATTAGCTGCTTTTGAGCTATCGATATACCTTTACCCAAAGTAGCTACAGCGTTACCAAGTTTCAATGCTTTTTTTACTCCCTCCACAACTACTACATCTTTATACTGCTTAGCAACAGCATAGTTGAATAAATAGTTACCCTTCGGAAACAGGTGCATGTATCGCATGAATTGGAATCTGTCTCCATTCCATGTACCAGGTATAAATCTTAACTGCCAGCCTGCATACGAGTTATCTTTAGCGAATACAGGAAAGAACAAGCTTTCGCTAGTGTTAACTGTAAACCCGCTATCGAAACTGATATTTTTACCGCAGCCGGCTGGAATGTATCTGATACCTAGACTGTCGTAGTACGCAAAGTTAAATAGATAGTCTTTAGTCAAGAAATCTATTACGGGCGAAGCCTTACTCATGTCACTGAGCTTTACAGCACTTTCGTACGGCAATATCTTGGCATACTTATACTCGGTCTCTTCTTCGTTTTCCGTAGCCCTTTCTAGTACTATATTTTCACCAAGGAGTTCTTGTATAGGGATAGCCTCTTCACAGATAAAACACCTACTCTGGGTCCATCCAGGGTTGATGTACCTCTTCATCTTCTTGCTGTTCTTCGGATCGCATGTCGGGCAAGCAATTCTATAACTGCCTCCCGACACGCTTTTTACTTTTCCGAACTTTAGCTTAAGTAGTTCTTTTACTCTTTGATTCACGTTCTTGTTCTACTAGTTTGGATAAACCTTCCAGCAGCCTATTGTCCGGTAAATAGAACACATCAGCAGTTTCAGGTTCAGGATTTTTAGTGTATTCCGGCAGAACATGAAAGGCGTTCATAACTAGCTGACCTAGCCTAAGATATGGTCTTTCTAGCCAATAAGCCTGCAGTACAATAAGCGCTTCCTTTACGCGCTCTATGTCTTTTTCACGCTGTAGTTTATTTTTTTCTTCGTATGTCATATCTCATACTCCATTCATACGTTATTTTTGTCTATTCCATGTTATGTCTTCGGGGCGATCAACTGTAGTGATTGTCCATCCTTGCTCTTCATAATACTTTTTCCGCTTTTTCGCCATTGCCTCTAGTGTAGGATCATGGTTGTCCATAAAATCTACAAGCACAAAATGCGTTTTTTCTGAAAGACCAAATTTATCACGCTGTTCTTTCGTAAGTATTCGGCTTCCCCTGTAAGCTTCCTGCAATACTTCTACTTTACTGCTTCCGCCGCTAGCCTGAATGACTACACGACAGTTAGGAATATCTACACCTGCTCTAAACGCATCGCTAGCTATCAATGTTTGAAACTCGTTATTACTGAATTCTTCGATTGTTTTATTTTGCTGCTTCGGCGTCAGTGCAAATGCGCCTACGTTTTTCTTGCTGGTCTCCCTATGCAGGTATTTTGTCTCTTTAGGCATATACTTGTACATAGGAATCAGATGATCTTTAACATGGTCAATAAATACAATAGTCTGCCACTCTTTTGGAATCAAGGAGCATACTCGTCCTATGATCTCGTTGCGCTTATCACACCTTTTAATTCCGTACTTTAACTTGCTTTCAAAATTATTATAATTTTCAATAAATAAGTCTTCAGGCATGTTGACCATGTACACCATACCAGGTACAACCGCGCCGGCCTCCTCAGCGTCCTCGTATGGGAAGTATATCAGGTCATCACCAAACAGGCCCTTTAACAGCTTGTCTGTGTTGTTGAATATACCTTCCGTGGTAGCTGAAAAGCCGAACACCCTGTAAGGCTTCATTTGTTTTAGTGCGTTTTGAAAAGTCTCTTGACCTGCAGACTGCATTTCATCAACTAGAAGCAATTGACATTTCTCTAGTGCGCAGCTGGGTAAAGACCTAAACGTAGTTATAGTAATATCATTACTTATATCATGTTTACCGTCGCCAACTATACCTATATGTTTATCAGGGAAAAATTGCTTAAACTTTTCATACGTCTGCAGGACCACCTGCTTTAGAGGTATGGCTAGAATTGTATTCAGACCATTCCACGCTGCGTAAGTGATAGCTTGGATGTGTGTCTTCCCAAACCCCCCAGTAGCATTAATTACCCCACTGTCTTCCATTCCTTTGAATATCAGATCTAAGGTGGGTTCTTTTTGGTAGTCTCTAAGCTTTATCTTTTTAACGCTAGCCCAATCAGGGTCAGGCATGGGTGTCCTGAGATCTTCCGTCTCCACAGTATCCATCTGCTTACCTATTAACGCTACCAGGCTGTGATAAAAACCTGGTAGCGTATATATAGAGCCGTCCTGATCTGTAGCGTATAGTAATTTTTCAACAAACACGCATTGCCGCTGGTACCCAATACTCTTCATTTCTCTATGATGATACTTGAGAAACTTTGAAACGTATGCAGGACATGGGTTTATTTTTAGCCCGCCATCAAATCGAACGATCTTTATGTTCATGCTACTAGATAAGCTTGTGCTTTTTCTTTTTACTGCTTTTTGGCGGAGAATCCGCTAGTACTTTAAGCAGCGTCTTTTTCGCTATCTGCTTTGCGTTATTTTTGGTAGAGACTAGCAATTCAGCTATTGCTTTGTCAATCTCGTCAGTTATATGTTTCATGCTTAATATCCGTTAATTTTTCTTGTTGCTACAACTGAGCCATCTTTAGCGTGTAAATTGAAGATAGTGTAATCGTCACCAAGATCATTAAAGGCTGAAAACGTTATACTCATCGAGTCTGCAATTTCAGCCTCATCTATAGAGAAACCAGGACCTAGCGGCGGTGGCGCAGTCATTCTGGTTTTATCCATAGTTATTGTCCAGGGTCTTTTAGTATCACTCATTATTTACGCTTTACTGTTCTACTGATTGTTACTGTTTTACGAATCGTTACGTTTCCTCTGGTGACGCTTCTTGTTCTTGTTTGTGTTCTCGTACTCATAAGTTAATAGTGTTGTCTACGTAATCGCTCAACTCAGGGTGATGGTCGATGACGATCACCTGTTTGAACTTGCTTGTTTTGTTCAGGCTTCGAATAATCTCGAAGTATTTCTTGCTGTTTTCTGCGTTCAGTCCATAGCTGCCCTCGTCCACAATCATGAACGGGAATGCTCCTACGAACATGTTATGTAGCGCTAGACGTAAGCTAAAGCCGACCATAACCTGCTGACCGCCTGATACAGCAGGCAGCTGTAAACCTTCTTCATTGAATATATCAATTCCGAAAGTTTCGTTTACTTTGGCTGTGTATGGGAAATCAAATGAAGCCAATACCTCATTCATATACTCAGTTACAGTAGAACTGTAGGTTTGGATCAAGGCTCTTGGAAATTTGGAAGGATGGAAAATGTCATAAATAGCGTCTAGGGTACTTGTATACTCTTCACGCTTTTTATTCTTTTCAATATACTCCTGATTTTCCCTAATATCTTCTAGGCGAGTTTTAAGCTCTTGTGTCTTTACAGCCAGGTCTATCTCTAGCTGTTTGGCTGCTTGTATACCTCGGGATACAGATGCCAGGTTTGTGTCAACCTCACTAAGCTCAGCCTCTGCTCCTACAGGATGTGCTCCATCATATACACGCTGGGCGGCAATAGCCAACCTTACGCTGTTAACATCCTGTAGTTTTTGACTCTCTGTGATCTTTAGCGCTGATACCGTGGACTTATCGTTCTTGTATTTCTCTGCTATTATTTTATATAAACCATGATCTTCTGGATTATAATCAAGCTCGCCTATAGCATCTAGCTTAAGATTAAGTGTATCTCTAGCTTTTTGATATTCCTCAACCAGTTTGTACTCTTCTTGCTTAATTTCTTTATCCTTCTGCAGTGCTGTCAGTTTATCTTTGAGTTTAATTCCCTCAAAAATAACCATATCAACTTCTGCCTGAATGTGTGCTATAACCTGAGCAGTATCCTTCAGCTCTGAGCCGCATGTGGGACATGTGGTAGTCTCAGAAGACAGACCCTTCTGCTCGTAGGATTTTAGCTTGTCGTTTAATCCTGCAAGCGTATCTCTTTTCTCCTTAAGTTTGCCTTCCTGTTGGGCAATGTCTGCAGATAGATTATCAAGTTCATCTTTTGTAACATTAACTGCAGGCCGCTTAAGCTGCGCTAATTCTGCACTCAGTCTGGTCTTCTGGGCTACCTGGCGCTCTACTGCGTCCATCTCAGCAATAGCCCCTATTATTTCATCATAGTTGATGTTACTTAGGTTATTTTCTATACGTACTACCTTGCTTGAGATATCCGCTAGCTCACCTAGAAGACTAGTAAGCTTGTCGCTAAGCCCTGACGATACCCGCTCGTCGCTGATGACTTTCTCTAGTTCAGTCTTACGAGAGGTAAGCCTGTTGTAATCAATCTGTAGCTTAGGAGCATCCAGCGTAGCCAGCTGCTCTGAGGTCATCAGAATAATCTGCTCTAAGAGCTGCTGATCGTTTTTAAGCTCATCCAAGTTCTTTACAGGATACTCTGGAGGAGCAGTCTTTATATAACCATTCCAGACTGTATCTCTGAGCTTGGTTGTATTAGGTACCATGAAGATCTTCTGAAAGAGCTTCTCTTTAGTACTATTGTCTCCGTTGAACAGTAACGCTATCTCACCCTGATTTGAGACAATTACATTCTGTACTAGATGCTTGTCGATCTGGAACAGCTGGTCCCACAGCTCGTTTACTTCACTGCTCTTCTTGTAAACCTTGCCATCGTATTTAAGGTTTACCTTTGCGGTATCCGTGTGCCGCTCCAGGATGGCTTCCTTGCCGTCTATCAGCATATGCCCAACCACATGACCAGAGACCTGTCCTACAGTAAGCATATCTGCCTTAGTCTTACCATAACCCTCCCCCGTAAGGAGGAAGATTATAGCTTCTACAATACTCGACTTGCCGGTGCCGTTGCCGCCAACAATACCGGTTACACCTGCGTTAAAATCAAGCGTCAAATTTTTATGACTCCTGAAGTTTTTGAGTATTAGTTTTTGAAGTTCCATATTACTTCATGGCTAGCTGCAATATATCCTTTACCGTCTTGTCTGAGTTTAAAGGTGTAGAATATCTGTCCATGTTGTATGGCAAGTCCTCTAACGCTTTAATCTCATACGCATATGCATGCGCGTTTACATTCTTATCTGATACTCCATTGATTGCCTGTTTCTCTGCATCTGCCGCAGAATTAGCCAGCACTAATACTGTTGCGCTTACTTCTAGTCTGTATAGTTTCATAGTTTTATTTTACTTCTACTATTGCGTCGCTATCGAATATAGACAACTCACCTTTGGACGAGCTGCCATCTAGCGACCCTGACATTACGCTGTACGGTTGATATTCCTCTCGGTTTAGGTACTTGCGTAGCAGCCAACCTTCAACATTTAGAGCCTCTAGTAAGGCTTTACACTCTTTTTTGTCTAGTTGAATGTTTTTATCTTTTGAGAATAGCTCTAGCTTAGTCAATACTCGCTCACCTAGAGTTATATCGTATGTCGCCATAGCGGCAAAATCTGTTCTAGGCTTATACTGTTCTTCTGTATCTAGAATTTTCATATTAATAAACTTTATGGACAAAGTCTTATGGCTAGTTGCGTATCGTATGCTCCTTTACCGTTGTATACCTCATAATCACTTACATGAGTATTACCGATTTCGTATTTGCCTTCTTCATCTACTGCAATTACAATAAGGTCTCCATGTTCAACTTTAAGAACTTCTAACTCTTCAATTAGTTCTGATATTTTCATAGATTCTCAAATGACTTTTCTTTCAGCTTAAACTCGAAGTCTAGGTCTATAGACTTACCATACGTATCTGGCAACCTTGTAGCATAGTCTGCGTGTTTACGAGGGTTGTTTTGATCTGGAGCTGATTCACTATAGTGAAACAATGGCCTAATTATTGGTCCCCATGATTCGTAGGCAATGTTGAATGCCTCTTCTTCAGAGAGACCATCAGGATGACACTTATGGTGAAGATAGTCGAAGGTAATAGGAAAACCTCCTCTAGGCTTCATATACTGATCTAACTTCTTAACACCCCAGCCTGAAACCTTGTCGTCGTTCTCCAATACAAGACGCATTCTGGTGTGTAGTTTTAATCTAGAATAGTTTTCTACAAACTTGTCTGCAATCTTATCCCAGTCTCCATTAGCATTCATATGAATGTTAATAGGATTCATAATGATGTCATAGCAGCCGATATCGTTCATAAAGTCTGAATAGAAATCCAGTTCTCTGATTGTTCTAATTACAGCGTCTTGATTTTCGCTGGCTAGAACATTGAACTGATCAGGATGTATGCTCAGCCTCGCATCAGGGAACTTTTCTCTAGTGTCTTTGATATATTGCACTTTTGCCAATATCTGGAAAAAGTTAGGCAAATCCCTCATCTTTACCTCCGCCTTATCGTATGTGATAAGCGGAAACAGGCTAGAGCTCAATCTGTAGTTTAGATTATGCTCTCCGCAATAAGCTATAGCTCGCGCGGTAACATCGAGGTTGTGCTCGATGATTTCGCCTAGCTTTGCCAGCCCCAGCTCCCTTGGTAGAGAGCTGAAGCTTTTGTATGTGATAGTTCTGAACTTCAAAGGCTCTAGAGCCAGCACAATACAGCAAACGCCTCGTTTAATCATTTATGTGTTTCTTCTGTTACAATTTTTTTCAACTCTTCTGTCAGAAAAGCCTTAGCGCAATAGTAGCTAGACTCTCCTGCAGGGTTTGCTGGTGGTCGACTATTCTCTATCAAATGAGTAGCCCACACTTTTATATCTGCTAGCTGCTTTCGCAGCTTTTGCTCAATTTCGTCGCACAACATAATTATAATTCTGATGGTGATTCAATGAAGTCTTCAATCGCTCCACCGAATATTTTTAGATATTCTTCAGGTAGTTGTTCTTTAACTTCCGCAAGATCAGAGTCAAACAGCTCATAGTCTATACTCAAGCCATTTTTGTATGATCCTGCCACAAGGTTACCTAGCTCCAGATAATGCGCCTCTACATAGAAGCCTTGATCTGACATTTCGGCGTACACTCCTAGAGGAGGAGACCAGGCGGTAGAAAACATTACTGTAAAAGTATTATCGTCTACCATGTTTATAGAATTTTTGGCGTCGGCGGTTTCCCACTTTGTGCCCCACAAATCTACTGCCTCGTCGTGGCTCCATTCACCTTTAGGGAAAGGGAGAATGTGTTCAAACATTTTCTCTTCTCTGCAGGCTTCTAGGAGTTTACTAATCTTTTCTTTGTCTGGATGACTTACTTTCGCGTAGTTTTCGCACCAATTTGGCATAAGTTTAGTCTCTGTCGTCTTGGTCGTCCTGGCAGCACTCACACCGCCAGAGCGATTTTTCAGGGGTTTCTTTGTTTCTTTGGATAATGTACAGATAGGTTCCGTTAGCAATATCCAAACCAGTAGTGATATCTCCACAGTCAGTGCACTTAAATTCCATTTCTGGAAGCACACCATTTTTACTTAGTATAGCCATTTTAATTTAGTTTATTGTTTTTGCCTGAGCATTGCTTGTTGTTGCAGCAGAAGCTTCCTCCCGCATACACTACTCTCCCTGCCTCAGGATCATACTCAGCATCATCCTCCCACTCCATGAATTCATTGCAGAACTCACAAATGTCAGCTTCTGGTTCTTCGTCTCTAGGATCACTATCTCCTGGAAAGCCTGTGGATATCATGTTAGTTTTTCTCGGTGCGGACGTGAACGTCAAACCCTCCGGTCTTTCTATATTTCTCGTCAGGCTCACCTAGTTCTAGGAAACTTTCATCTACATCTGATGCAGAGTTGTAGATCTCTTTCATTTCGCCTTGAAATAGCTCTTCAAGCTTTTGCTGTGTCTCAAAATCCAGGTCTTCTGGAAAATCGCCCGCCTCTGCATCCCAGCGAAGGCTGTAGATATACTCTAGGAACTCGTGAGGCTCGCTTCCTGTATAAGGGTTGTTTTCTAGATTCTTGAACTCTTCAGGATCTAATTCAATTGGCTTGTTTGCATATGCGACCCTGGCTGATTCTGTTTTTCTGATGTGATATTTCATAATAGTTATTCGTTTTTTGCTTTGTGATATTCTGCTACTTTTTCTATTCCGTACTTGTTCATTGCATGTGTTGGGCATAGTGTTTTATGCCAGCCCATTTCGTATGTTTCTCCTTTGTTTCCGCACACTTCACAGGTCAGCTCTGTCATATGCTCCGCAAAATCTACAAGAGCATATACCCTACTTGTGCTGCAGGCTGAAACGCCTTCTCTAAAATCTACATAGAATCTTAGAGTGCCGAACTTTTCTTTGATCTGTGAGACTATAGGTACGCCTCGTTTAGCTTCTTCCAGCTCAACTAATAGCTCGCTTTTTTCTTTTTCAAGATTCTGAAGCGCCTGCTCTTTTGTGAGATCTTTTCTGTACTGAATGTATTTATCCAGATCCTTCAGACTTGACTCTACAAATTCTAGTCTTTGATTTGTGATTCTGTAGTTTCTATACAGAGATTTACACAAGCTATCAATGATGTCGTACCAGCCGTCATTGCACTCAAACCCAAAGTGCGCAAAGGGTGAATTTGAATCTTGGGAGTTTTCAAACAGTAACGGATATTTTTTTATTAGATTTTCGTATGTCATGGTTTACAAGTGTTTCTTCTACTGTGTGTTTGGTTGTTACTTGATACACTCTAACTTTCTCCGAAGGGATGGTGATGAAACTAACCCCATTCCAAGCTGAGTAGTGTGGCAGTTTATCATGAGTTGATAGACTGTGTAGGGTTATCCCTTTTCTTAGAGTACCTAGATCTTCTGCGAGTCTGTGTTCGTAACGAATTTTTATCCAGCCATCTTTAATCATAATATTTTTATTTTCTAATACTCAATCTATTTCGTTCTTTACCGTTAATATAGAAGATCTGCTCTTCTGTTTTGGGTTTGTATTTGACGGTAAAGCGGTACTCTTTGTTAGCTTTCATTTGCTCTGGCAGCATAGACATCTTGATAGTATGTAAGCGAGGAGGAGTAAGTAAACAAACTTTCCCGTCATACTTTTCTACTTCTTCGTCTGTAACCAGAAGTGACATGTATTTTCCATCTCCACAAGAAAGCTCGATTGCAAAGCTACATTCAATTGCTTCTACTGATCCGAGCAATGCATGCAAACGATCAAATGTACCATGATCATATTCGGAGGTCACAGGGAATTTCATCCATGCGTCAAAATGCGTTTCCATATTATTTACAGGTTTATCTTTGATCATATTAATCAATAAAAGCGTATCGAGCTACAGGCTGTTGAATGCTGCGATCTATGTATGGATAGCGTTGCACGTAACAGGCTTTGCTAAAATGCATACTGTGATTTGCAGTCTCAATTAATATCTCTCGATTCCTGTTTTCCTTTTCAAACAGGCTTTCATCTTCACTAATAAGTCTCCAATTGATGTCGCTCATAATTCCCAGATTTCTTCATCGTTTTCATCTAATCCTACTAGCTTTGCGTCAATACCCAATTTCCGTATTACTGCCATCCAGCCGCTATCTTCGCATGTAGAACGAAGAATAAATTCTCCGTCTACGTACCAATCATAGCCACTCTCAACGCAACAACCATCTCCACACTCATAAGAGTAGTGCTTATAGGCTATCTTGTGCTGCATAATATTTTGTTAGCTCATGATTCCGTTCGCGTACAATGCTCGTCCAATAATCAAGAACGCCGTGCGTAATCTCGACGTATTCTGATACTGTAATTTCCTGAGCACTAAACAGCTTGTTTAGAGAGTTAATTCTGCGTTGTACGTTATCTGTAATTTGTTGTATTGTCATAATTATTAATTTTAAATAATGATTTATTTCGCTAGTTCTAAGAGTGCGTGGTGCAGTAACAGCTCTGCATTGAACTTACCAGAAAGCCACATATCAAATATTTCCAGCCTAGTATATGGCTTATTGATGTGCGCCAGTGCTTGCTGAACTCTCAGAGAGCTTTCCTTTAATTGTTTTTCCAATTTACGCTGTTTGGTTTCTTTGATCTTAATATCGAACCAGTTCATAGCGTAATTGAATTCTTCATCAGTAGTGCAGTTAAATATAGCCTCGTGAAGATAGTCGTGCGCCTCCTGGTCATCTTCTTCTAAACCCAGGCTCTCTGCGAGTTCATTATATAATTTGTCGCTAGCAGCCTGATTTTTGCTGACCTGCTCTCTAATGACTTTTACTTTGAATTTGTCGTTCGGTTCCATTGTCTCGGGTATTTCAAACCAGCTTAAGCAAAACTTATATGCTGGGAATTCTTTTAAAACTACTGCTGTCCAACTAGACGCACTGCTTGTATAGGCTACGGTATATTCCTCGCCAGGCTTCAACAGCTTACCGGCTGCTTTGCTAGCTTCCACATACCAAAAGAGGTCTACACCCTTAAACCTTACTTTACTTCCAGGCTCAGGTATTAGTGTTTTCATACATCGTCATTCTCGTTTTCAGAGACATACTTATCTAGTAGGTCTGTCTTTTGATCTAGCTCTTCCTGCATTTTCTCTAGCAGGTCTGTCTTTTCATCTAGTTCATCCTGCATTTTCTCTATAGCATAATCATGTGCTTCTAGAATATTACTTAGGAGGCTTTCGATTTGATTTACGAAGTCTTTTACTGTTGTATTAGGCATAATTACTGTGTGTTTTTATTTTTAAGTTTCAGGTATTCTTCAATAGCATCTTCTGCGTGCTTGATCTGCCTATCATTTCTATCGTATCCTTTACCCCATAAGGATAATTGATGCACAAATTCATGAGCGTAATCCACTAGAGCTTCTGCGCATTTTTCCCAATTTTTAATATCTTCTCGCTGCTTGTCGATGATGGCAGCATAATCTTTGAGAAGTTGATCTCTCGTCATATATCTATCTTCAGCCAAAGCATCAATACCTTCTTTTAATTCACTCATAAGATTACGCTCCATATTAATAAGAAGCTATTTGATCTCCAATATACCATATCATAGCAGTAAGTTTATTGAGGTCTGCTTCACGGCCATTATAAGGATCTAGAATTCCGCCAATATCATCGCTCAGCTTAGATTCAATTACATGAATCATCGATTCAGCAATTATATTCAATTCTTTCTTTTGTTCGTCTGATAGTTTGTAGTTTGAGTGTCCCATATTATCTCCTGTATTTTCCATATGTGTCTTCGGTCACTTCCCATCCAACAAAACAAGTAACCTTTTCCCAAATTGGTGGAAGATAAGATAGCTGAATGTTTACTTCGTCGGTCTTTTTTATTGTTTCGCCAATGTTTAAAAATCTCATATTATTTTGGTTCAATTTTATACTTTGATGCATATACTACTTCTGTATAAGAATAACGCGGTGTATCATCGTTCTTATTAACAAAGATAACATCTTGCCTGCCAGTTAACACCTCAAACAAATGTTGAGCATCATCATTCTCCAAAACTAGAGTATTTTGAACCCCTTCTATCACATAAGAGATCTTAATCTTGGTGAAGCGAAACCCCCATTTTTGTTCTGCATATACTTGAATGCTCATATCATTTTTAGTTTTTAATCTCCTTCCCATTTGCCTATTGTGCGAAGAAAAGCTTGTGCTCGCTGACGAGCTGTTGCATAAATTGGTCCCGTTCTACTCATAAACCCACCAAGCCACCTAGGATAAAAGATTTCACTCTGATCCTGAGTTAGTGTCTTTTCTGCCTCATGCATAGCGTTGAGATCCTGGGTGTAATTTCCGTGACCAGCGCAATCTGTCGCGTTGGCAATTGCCGTGTTAATCTGTTCGTCTGTCATTTTTTATTTGCTTCTATGAGTTTATCTGCCTGTTCGATCCACCAGCCGTCATCGCAAGCATCTGAGGAATTATAGTCTGAGTTTGCGAACCATGCGGATTTGAACATAGCTGCAATCTCTAGTCTAGACGGTTCTGGTTTGATCATTTTCGTGACGTCAGGAATATGATCCTTCAATACATTCAGCTCAGCTAACAATTCTCCCCGTTGCGCGAGCAGATCATTTGAGATGCCTTCTTGTATCTCTATTCTTGCCTTTAACCGCTTTACTTCACTCTGGGCTTCTTCTAATTGTTCAATAGTTGTTTTCATCCTAGATTATTTAAGTTCCAGAAGTTACGATTAATAATTTCTTGTTGTTGTTCTTCAGTAAGCTCACCGTTACCTACACGATGAGCATAACTCCAACTGTCTGCATTATTCAATAATTTTCGAATACCGGAACCGTTTCCAGAAATTGTCATCATATTGATATTGTGTAGAAACTGCTCATATTGAGCTACCTTCTCTTCTAGTGTAGGTGTGTTCATGCTAATTCAGCCTCATCTAGATTAGCTTGCGGTCTATCTGCTAACAACCTTTTCCATTCTTCAAATCTGGTAATCTGAATTTCTGAATCTATACGGTATTGTTTAACTGCTTCGATATACTCATAAGCATTATTAAAAATTACCATCTTATTCTCGTGAAGAGGAAGCATTCCTCTTTCTTGTTTAAAAGCATTTAATCTTTCATATAATTCTTTTTCACTTTTTGACATGAGATCATCGACATTAAGCTCCCAGCGAGACTGAAACACAATAGCTGGACAATGGTTGTTTATCTGCACAAAAGCAATATCTCCATCGTCGGTCAGTGAGTGATATATATTATTACATAAAATATTAAAGGCTTGAGCATTGTCGTGAAAACCTTTAAACCTTTCACGTTCTACTATCATTGAGTACCTATCTTCGCTATCGAAGAGAAACTTACACAGTGTTGCTGCTGCCTTGTACTCAGGATATTTTCTAGCCTCAACGTCAATCATACGTTTGATTGACTTGATGGCTTCTCTGTGGTTTTTTTCTAATTCTTTTAGAAAACTGCTGTTAGCACTCATTTTAATCTTCCTATTCTTCTGGTTGTTTCTTTCTCGTCGATATAGAACCTCCACTCATAAGGTTCGCTGTCACCTTTTCTCATTATTTCAAACAGATAGTCTTTGCCTAGCTCGAACTCTTTGCCGTCATTGCTTTCCCTGGGTGGAGAGCTTAAGCATACGTTACCATCATATTTATCTAGCTCACTAGAGTCGTCTTCCATATCAGAGATGTATTTTCCATCTCCACAAGAGAACTCGATGTTGAAAGCTTTTTCAACCTCCTCTACTGAGCCTAACAGCCGATAAAGCCTGTCTAGTGTAGCTAGATCAACCTCTTCATCGGCTGGAAACTTAACGTATCCGCTAAATATTGTGTCCATCTGGTTCCACTATTTCAAACATGTAACCGTCTTCTGATTTATAAGTAGGATACAATGCTCTTACTTCTCGGAGCATGCTTTCCACGTCTTTTCTATCATACTCATACGAGCCGACTATCCTTTTGCCGCTTTTAGTGCGGCGATCTTTGATGTATATATTTAATATGTAGGTCATACTAGTCTACGTTATAGTGAATTGCAAAAGCCACTAGGGCAAATATTACTATTGTTAGTACCAGTGGCGTTGGTAGCTTGTTTAAGGATGCAAGTTTATACGGTTCCATAGATTGTTGCTTTATAGTTATCTAATACCATCTTAGGATCTGCTTCTGTCAGAAGCTTGCTGGCGAGATCAAACACAAGCTCAGCGTTTTCCAATGAGGATGTCATCTGCTTGAGTACAGCCTCAATTCTATCCATTGTTTTAAGCTCTGACCTGATGTTGACCATCTCTTCATTGCCCTCTTTGTCCTCTTTAACCTTGGTCATGCGTACATAGCCAATATCATAGAGGAAATTCAGGTTATTACCCACTTCTGAGCCTTTGTAGATCTTTACCAGAAATACAGGTCGTTTAGCTTCTTGCTTGTACACCTCATATTTCTTCTTTAGCTCAACTAGGTAATCACTCTCAGGAGCCACATGGTCATGAATCTCAATGGTTACGTACTTCCTGGGTAAAGTGTACTCTATGGTGGAAAGCTTTTGTCCATCATAATAGTACAAACCAGGCTTGGATGTCTCGTTGGCTGCTGTAACACCAAGACTGCCGCAATAGCCTACAAACAACTCTTTGTTGCAGGTATTGTCGAAGTAGCGCATCTCTCTACGGATATGGATGTCGCCCAATAATATTCCCTCAATACTTCCACACTGGTTAGACAGGTCCAGATCTTTGATACTAATCTTTTTCTTGTCTTCACAGAACGGCCACAGTTCAGGAACCTGTTGGTGCATGAATATCCACCTAACAGTGTCTTTAGCTCGCTTATTCAGCTCATGGTTAATTAGAGCAATTACGTCAGCAGGGTTATCATTATAGTCTACACCTACAAAACTATCGAAGTTATTAACACTGTGAAACCCGCACACATGCTCCCAGGTGGCACCGTTTACTGGTTTACTATGGTCACCAGCTATTGCCAGAGGTGTTACATCTGCGCTGAGCCTAGATAATTCTTCACTTACGAAACGAATTGTTTCGCTATTTGGTCTGTTGTTATCAAATAGGTCACCGACGCTAATAAGATAGTCTACGCCAAGCTCCATAGCTTTATCCACAACCATCTTAAACAACTCTCGATTGTCCTGCTCGAGTTCAGGGATGTTATAGAGTTTACTCTCTAGATGCTGGTCGCTAAATGCTAGAAATTTCATATTTATTTACCCTTGATTTAATTTTTACTGTATATTCGGCCGAAAATCCTTTAGGTATATTACTTATCGACCCCAAAAATAAAGGAGTACCATTTGACTTCACAGCCATCGCTCCTTTACTCTTTAAGCGTTTTAAATTTTTTGCAAATGTTCTGTTTCCTGATTTTCTCATATTAGTTATGATAGTTTTCTATACGCTGGTTCTTCTGGTTTTACTTCTCTAAGCTTAGGCTTAGCCTTTCTTGCTTTTAAAGTAGGTTTAAAAATATCTTTAAAGTTTGGTACGGCTATCTTTTCTCCATTTCTTAAAAACCTAAATCCTGCCTTTTGTTTCTCCCGCAAAATAGCTTTATGCATGCTAAGGGCTGCTTCCTGGTGCTCTGTCTGTAATCGTATCCTGCTGGCTATTTTTTTCCTCTGGTGCTTTTGAGGGTTAGTTCTGACGCTGTGAGTCAATACTCTATACATTTCGTCATCAGAGTTTAACTCTACTACAACTACCTTTCCTGCGTGTCTGCCGTGCTTGCTGTCACAGCACATTATTTCAATTAATAGTCTTTGCATATAAAAGTGTTCAACCCAACAGGGATTGGACCTGAAGGGTTGATGTGGGTTTAGAGGGAAGCTGCGAAGCTCTCTTCTATTTTTTTATTTAGGTAATCTCGTTCCATATTGATTACCTCGCTCCTGATTGGACTTGTAGCTATGACTGCTCCATCGAGATCTGTGGCTGACCATAACTGTGTTGTATGGTCAAATTCCACGTTAGATACTCGGGTTACTTGCTTGTCACCTAGAGAAGTCAATCTATCTATAACATCGTCAGCCAGTCCGCTGACGTTGCCATCTTTGTCTACGTATATGACTGTTTTCATCAATTGCGTATACGCTCAGAATTATCTACCTTTATAGGTTCTTCGTATTCCTCAGTCATTCTGCGAGTAGACTCATCTGCTTTACCCAAGGCTTTTTCTATGAACTTGGTAGCCTCAAGGCATGACGATCCGTAGCCTTCAACTTTATCAACTACAACATCGCCATCTTTAGTAATTTTAAATACTATTTTTTTAGACATATTATTTTTCAGCAACCACGATTAGCTCGCCTGTAGGTAGTTCGCTTACCTTATATTCCAGGTCTTCTTCACGCAAGCGCTTTTTGATTTCGCTGAGTGCATAGCCCTGTTTGACTTTCTGCAGGTTTTTACCCAAGCTCTGCTCGATGCTACGATCATAGAAGTCGCACACAAAGTAGGCGTTGCCCTCATTATCTAGGTTAACTCCCACATCGTATCCTATAGAACTGGGATTTTTTGCTACATACTTGTGTATCTCTCCACGGCGAGGATCGCTAGGATATGTTGTACACTTCGTATTCATTTCAATCCTCCACCCAAGCGCTTTAAACTGCGCAAGTAGATTATTGGTATTTTTGAACTGTGTTTTGATGTCTACTGAATGACTCATAATATTTTTATTGTGTCGTAGCTGTTGGCGCGCTGTATGCTCAGCTTTGTGATTTCTTTGATATCGAATGCTTTTTCAATAACTGTGACAAAATCAGGATGTGACATTACCAGAGTATCTTTTACTCCATCTTTTAAATAAGCTATCTTAACAGCCTTGTCATTTATCTCGGTGATCTCGCCATTGGCTACTTCGCAATATGGTAATGCAACCTCATAATTGTCTCCCCTAAACTTGACAGTTAGGGTGTCAAAATATGGAGGGTCAGTTGTTCCGTTTTGATCGTCTCCTGGATACATCGGTTATGCAAGTTTCCTGAAATATTCACCTGAAACGTTTGCTACGTCAGACAGACTCTCAGCCTCTTTTACAAGAGTGTTCAGATGCTGCTGAAGTAGACCCATGGCGTCCTTGTCTTTATCAAAGTCGTGGTTACCTACAAGTAAACGCTCAACTTTAGCCAACTCAGCCTCAACGGCCTTGTCGTCAACAAAGTTCATATCTCTGAACTCTTGAATATGCTTAAGCAATGTCTTGATGCTAGACTCAGACACAACTTCTTTCTTGTTTATTTTATCCAGGGCTTTAGAGCAATGCTCAACGATCTTTGAACGCAATGTGGCTGTGACTTCACCCACAAAGTCGTTGATCTTTGCCATGTGCGTACTGATCTGCTTACCATACTCAGTTTTATAGTTCTCAAGCGCCTTTGACTTAGCCTCGTTTCCAGCAATTTCTCGATTGATCTCGTCCTGCAAATTGAGTTCTTTAAACTCAGCAGGTAGTGCAATTTCAAAAGATACAATGTCGAAGTAAAACTTGCTTCGTACATTAGCTGCAGCTGGATAGTATTTTTCTAAATCGTCTACACTAACCGTATCCTTATGCTCTTGGTAATATGCGATAGCCTCCTTCTTATAGTCTTCGTATTTTTCTACGAACTCGTCAACCATCTGCATGAATTCAACGCGCATCTTATCTAGCGTCGTGTAAACCTCTAGATACTTTGCCTTAGGTACAAAATGCGCCTGACTTACTAGAGGGAAATCAAAAGAATTAACGTAAAGATATTTACGGATCTTTTGCTCAATGTTCTTGAACTTGTTGTATACTGCAGGCTTGATAAGCATTTTCTTACCCAGCTTGATAGTATCTGGTAGCTTGTTATCGAGCTTAATGTCCTCTTCTGTGAGGTTATAACTCATTCCCCACATACCGATGTGAATATTTACAAGCTTTCCGTCTTGGAAAACTTTGTCATAATATTTCTGCAATGTTTCAGTTACTTGATATTCGTTTGTCATATAATTTATTGTTTAATTGTTTGTTTATTGTTTACTCTTCTACCCCGATTGCAATACTCAGCTTTCTCATGTTTTTCTGAACGTCGGCAATAGGATCACCTTTACTGTTTACCATAACTAGCTTACCTTGCGCTTGCTTGCGCATCGTCTTTAGATCTTCTTCATGTGACACTGCGAACGGAATAAACTCCGACAGTACCTCCATAACATGGCTATCATTAATTTCTTCACCAGCATCAAACGCTTTGTATAGCGCGTCTTTAAACACTTCTTCAATCTCGGCGCCTGTAAAGTTTTCAGAGCCGTTTACTAAAGTTTTAATAGAGAAGTTTTTTGGATCTCTATTATACTTATTAATCACGACAGTGAAGATTTCTTTACGCTCTTCTGCTGTAGGTAGGTCTACCCAGAACAGTTGATCAAAACGCCCCTTGCGGATCAATGCTGCAGGCAACAGTGTGTGGTTGTTCGTGGTGGCAACAATGAACGCAGGATTTGTGCGGTCATTTAGCCAGCTCAGGAAAGTACCGAAGATACGGCTGCCTACGCCACTGTCTCCAGAGCCACTGACTGCGCTGTTACTCAAGCTTTTCTCGATCTCGTCAATCAAGATCACACACTTACCCACGCTTTCAACAGTTTTAATGATCTCTCGCATATTCTTTTCGCTGCTACCAACAAGCGAATCAAATACGCTACCAATATCCAGAGCAAACAGCGGACAGTCAAACTCTTTAGCAATTGCCTTACAAATCAGACTTTTCCCAGTACCTGGAACACTGGCCAATAGCATACCCTTAGGTAAAGGTAGATTGTATGCTCTAGCTTCTTTAGCGTACGCTTTTTTCCTAGTAGTTAGCCAGGTTTTTAGGCCTTGCATGCCGCCAACATTATCAAAGCTGATGTTTGGCTCCATGTAGGTCAATAATCCGTTCTTTTTAAGCTGCGCAATTTTTTCTTTAAATACTGCTTCAACAAAAACGCTATTAAACTTTCCGGTTTCTGTCCAGGCGGAAGCAAAAGCGTTCTCAGCCTCAAGGCTGGTCATGCCTCTCGCAGCTTCCGTTGCTGCCTCTATAATACTGTTATCAAGCTCAGTAGGCGCCTTACCTGCCTCTTCTCTGCCTTTATCAATCGAGCTTTTGATATACATCAACCTCTCGGTAAGTGCTTCTATATTTGGAAGGTCATAGTCTAGTAGCTGTACCTCCTTTTGGAGCTCGCCGGGTACTGCGTATTTATGCCCTACAAAAACAATCATATTACCCATTCGCTTTAGGTTATTCCAAGCGTTCCTCAATAGACGAATATTGAGAATTTTATCAAAATGCAGATGAAAATCTTTCAACACAAAGATTGTATTGGTCTGCGAATAATTTTGAATATATTCCAGTAGATCGCTAGTGTTTTTAGTAGTGTCCTCTTGAAACCCTATTTTAGTTTTTCCTGACCGGAATAGAAGGCCTTTCTGTGTGTCCCATTCGACAATGTTGAGAGCATTATACTCTAAGTTGCTTAGAGTTGTAAGCTCGAGCATGAATCTGGCTTCTTCGTGAGTTAGTACGAATACACCAGAATAGCCGGCTCTTTGATAGTTTTTGATTTTATTAATGCAGTTCATGTTTTGTTACGCTTGCGATGAATGTGTTTTTCTTGATTTGTTTGCATATCTCCGCATCCTGAACATTAAAGAAACCCAGGATGTCTGAAGCTATGGCTACCTGTATGGTTGAGCCTATTTTGTGCGCACGACTGCGATAGTATTGCAGCTCGTTGTGATGCATATTTTTTTCAAGCCAGGCTACGGCTGGAAATAAGGGATGATTACCTGATGTTGTAGGTAGTTCAGCCTTCTGCTCTTCTTTTTTAACTGAAGACGCAGCTAGTGGGTTATCGTTTTTCCTAGGTCTTCCTCTTTTACCTGGAGGTTTAGGAATGCGAGCTATTTCAGGTTTAGCCGAAGCTATAGGGTTAAGGTACTTACCTTTTACTTGAATTTCCTGATAACTGCTTGTTTTAACTTTGTTCTTTGAACCCTTAGGCCGACCTCTTTTTTTAGCTACAGTCGGAACAGATTCAACTTTTGGTTTATTTTTGGCGCCCTTTGGTCTTCCACGCCCTCTTTTTATATTACTTATATCACTGCTGTTCGTCGGATTCTTCTTCTCGAAGACCCTTTTTACGGATTTTTCTGTCATGCGATTTTGCTACATCTGTATAATACTGGTCTTCCAGCTTTTGACGTTCGATCTGCTTATACCGATTTCGTTTATCTCTGACCTGATATTTTCTAATAGTTCTACTCATAACACCTGCTATTATAGCATAGCAGGTCAATCTTTGTAGACTCTATAATATTTTTTCTTGTCAGAATTGCCGCCATTGAAGATACTGAGAAATGCGTCGAAAGACGATTCTACAACTTTAAATACCTCTTCTGTTACATTTTTGGCTTTTCTGGGTTTGCTTTTATTATTACGTTTATGTCGTATCATGTTACAATTAAGGACACTGTGGAAAAGCTGCTACGCAAAAACAATGCGAAGTCAGCGTTTATTGCTCGACAATTAATATTTTCGGTACTTCCGCCTTCACATTTTGTCGAGAATTATCTGTACGATAATGAAGGGCGGCTGCAGAAACTAGATGCTTTCCCGATGTTGAAGCATATTTATGACAATATGCCTCAAAAACTTTTATTAAAGTGCAGCCGTAAGACTCTTAAGTCTACACTTTTAAGTAATTTTATTTGTCTTAATTTGATACGTTGGAACTATTTCAAGATGATGTATGTCGGCCCTCAGGAGCTTACTACTAAGTATTTTTCAAGTAACTATATTCCTCCAAGATTCGAGAGCCCAAAAATTAAAAATTTATTAGTAAAAGGATGGTTTAAGAATGATGTGTTTGAGAAGATATTGGATGACACGCACAGCAGCGTTTTGTTTCGCTATGTGAGTGACGATGCTACCAGAACTCGTGGACCTGCTATAGATTGTGTTGTGTATGATGAAGTCCAGGATATCCAGCACGACCAGATTCCTATTATTCAGGAAACTATGGCCATGAGCCCTTATAAAAGGGAAATTTTTGCCGGTACGCCTCTTGATTCTACAAATACTATTCATAGAATGTGGAAAACATCCAATCAGCTTGAATGGATGATGAAGTGTACAGGCTGTAATCATTGGAATTCTCTTACAGAAGGAAATGATCCTCTGAAGATGATTCAGCCTCACGGTTTCAGCTGTTCGAAGTGTTCAAAAGTATTAAACTCTCGAGATGGTGAATGGGTGAGCATGAACCCTAGCGATTATCTAATCACCGGCTATCATCTAGCTCAGCCTCTCTTGCCTCACTTCAACGAGGACCCTAAAGAGTGGAAAGAAATTTATCAAAAAGTACATAGCGGTAAAAACGAGCTTAGAGTGGTTATGAATGAAACTCTAGGGCTGTCATATGACATAGGGTCAAAACCAATCACACAAGAAGAACTTGTTAAAGTATGTTTGCTAGGATCACAGTACGTAGACGGTAATGAGTATAATTTTGCTATCTTAAATAAAAATAAGGCTAGGTACACTGCATATACTATGGGGGTGGATTGGGGTGTGAGTATGGCGCAGTCTAGAACGGTAGCTACACTGGGCGGAATACGCTCAGATGGAGTTTACGAAATAATTTCTGCTAAAATATATCGTGGGTTTGATTACGAGGCACACATTAGAGCCATAGCTGATCACGCTAATAGTGTAAACGCCTTTTGCGTATCTGACTCAGGTCCTGATCCTATCAGGGGAATTAAACTATGTGAACTTACAGACCCTAACAGATCTCAAATGGCTGCCTATAGAAGAACAAAAATGATTCAGCACTTTGAGCCGGGTGTGTACGACTGGAGGCAGAACAGATGGGTTCTACATAGATCTGATGTGATATCTCTAGTTATCAGGCAAATTAAAGCAGGCAAGATACTTTTTCCTTCTTGGGGCGAAGTTTCGGAATATATGCAAGATCTCTTGAACATATACATTGAAGTCAAAGACGGTTTGTATGGACAGGAGCTAATCTACGATCACCACCCCAAGCAGCCTGACGACGCTATGCATAGCCTTGTATTTGCGGTATGTGCTGCCTATATGGTAATAGGCGACTCAAGCCTTACAGGACCTAGCAGTAGCGCCGGCAGGGAGAGCTAGTATCTTAGAAAAAGCCTACACGCTTTTCTTCTGGCTTCTCATAGCCTGGCTGCTCTTCCATATGGTAGATATCTGCAAGAGTCATACCTTCAGTAATTTTGGAGGTATTTAATCCTAGAGATTCAGCCAAATTGATAGTGTCCGCTAATGAGAGCTTATCAAACTCATAACTAAGCTTCAATCGACCTTTACGTAGTAGCGCAGAATCAATGTTATCCTTGGATGTATTGAATGTGGCAATGATAGAAACATTAGCCGCATCGCCAAGGAAGCCTGATGTAAGGTTGAGTACAGTCTGTACCATGTCTGTGTTTGCTGATACTTCTCTAGAGATTAAAGCTTTCTCAGCATCCTCGATTACCAGAATAATATTCTTGTTCTCGACCAGTAGCGGAACCATCTCAGGAGATACAAGCTGTTCAATCATCCCTCCTGGGATGTATACTATCTTACGTCCGATATCGCAGGTTGTGAGATATTTGATGTAAGATGATTTGCCTGTACCTGGAGGCCCGCTGAACAGATACAGCCCAGATGTTTTTGTTTTAAGGCTATCCATGATTTTTTCATGAAAAGCTTCGAACTCTGAGCCATAGTTTAGAGCTAAATTACCGTTTACATCCATTGTGGGCAACGGAGATAGGCTGAGATCTCCATAGCTAGCTGTAAGCATGTAAATCTTATTTTTAAGCTGCAGTTTAAACGGTAACAAAAGATCGCATAACAGCTTGGCCTCTTCTCTGTCTTTACATGCAGCTCTAACACTTACATGCAAGCTATCGATCTCTTCTTTTTTAATACTGCTACCAAATACTGAACCCAGCATAGGATGATCTCCATCTGGAGACCTATACGAGGAATGTAGCAGTATATCTCTATAAGTACCCTTCTTACCTACCCACACGTTTTCTTCTACAAGCCTAGATCCTACCACTGTTATGTCACTTGTAAAGATGTCAAAGTGCTCTTCGATGGCTTTCAGAGAATCCATCTCAAAGCTATCAGAAAAGGTTACTGTAGTGGGTATGGTTTCAAAAAGTATGTTATACAGATGCTCTAGCCTTTTAGCGTTAGGCTTTTCATAAATATTTGCAAGAAGTGTATTATAGCTGTGCATTGTCTAGGTATTTTTTAACAAGTTTAATTTTTTCGTCAAACAACTCTTGGAGAGCATCGTTCTTGGTTTCATCATTGCCGTCGCGCTCTTTCATTAAGGCTTCAGGGAACAACGTAGGCGGCTTGTGCATACCATAATCTTCAAATATTAATCCTGTGTACACCCTAATTTCAGGAGAGAAGTGCATTTTTTCTCCTCGGATCAGATACGCCTCTGTTAATCCACATATCACCTCTTCTGCTTCAAGCGGATTAAAGTCCTGCAGGTCGTCAGGCTGATTGTTTAGTAGATAGTTGAGAGTCTCAAAAACAGGCACGTTTGTTTCGTACTGATCTGTGGTTAAGATTGTGATGCCTGCTTGTATTTTATCTGACTGCAAATCTGAGATAGTTACATCAAAATCTTCCTGCAGTTCTGCTTTTAAAACAAGAGGTTCCCACTCATAGCACTCTTTACCGTATTCTTTAGTTACGAGCGCAAGCAAGACCAGTACAGGAGCTTTCTCGTCTTTTAGTATTTCTTTTTTACTCTTCATATAGGCATTATACAATCTCACCGTTCTCATCCACAAACTGTTTGTGAACTTTTTGAACAGCCAGATTAACTATAGGCATCCAGCTAGCAAGGTCGTCTGAGTTAATACTAGCGTCAAGATTATATACGTATGCATCACCATATCTGGGAAATAAACTTACTCGAGGTGCTCTAAGATACTCTGATACAGGTTGTCCATTATGTGTAAATTTACTGCAAGGTAGAATTGCGTGAATATTACTGAATGGTGACGGCAGGTACCTAGAAGCAATCATAGTCTCTTCTGGAGGAGTAGCATATGGCCACAATCTCCAGTAGTTTATGAATATTTTGGGGTCTTTAAACTCAAAATCCTGCCTATATCCTACAATTAGATTTATAGTATATCGAGATATACTAGATTTACTTTTCCTTATATTAAAAGCTTTAACAATTATAGCTTTATTCTCTCTTAAAGCGTTAGTGAAAAACTCTTCTGGAGAATTAAGTGACGGTAGGCTTTTCCTTTTCTTATAGTGTTTGCCTCCATGCACCCACTCTACATGTACGTCTTCTTCTGTATGTGTTGACATAAAAGAAACCCGCCAAGTTTTAGCCTGGCGGGTTGTTATTTAATTTTAGTTTGTTTAAGTTTGTTAATTAGATAGGTCTCAAACCTGTGATTTCCTCGAGAAGCTTTACATCGCTTCTGGGCATGGTGGGGAGAATATCCGCAATCTTCACAGGGTCTGCAGGGTCAATCCCGCAGTCTCCGAATGCTTCTTCGTACTTATCCTTGCTGATCTTTGTAAGATCGTCGAGCTTGTACTTATCGCCATGAACTTCAACATAGCTAAGGTCGCCAGCAATCTTGGTGACGGGCGCTGTGAAAATTCTGTCCACAGGGTCACCTAGAATCTGAGCTACTTTAACGTTGTCGTAAAGGCCTTCCATATTTTCAATATTGAAACAGGTTTCCGCGACCTTCATAACCTCCGAAACACTAGTCATATTAGAAAGGTCATCACGGATCTTGTCATAGATTTCATGATGCGCTTCGTTAGCCAATTTTGTAGATCTGCGCCAGAGTTCCTGGTCGAGGTTAATCAAGTCTGGGTAGTACAGGCCTGCGTATTTAAGGATAAGCTCAGGCATATCGTCTACCCCTAGTTCACCAGCAGCCTTTACGAAATTCTCAGCAGATTTAACTCTTACCGCGAACGGGAAATTACTGATATTTTTAGCGAAAGTTTCAGCGGATTCGCTCAAATCTGATGATGTCTTCACAGGGAAAAGTTTGATGGAGGCATCCATTCCTGGGGCTTCAAAGTCCACCATGTACTTTTCCTCATAGTCTGCAGCAATCTTTACGTTAAGCTCACTATTATAATTGCTGAGATCATCTGAGATTCCGAACACTTCCGCAGCTTCAGCGATCTTGTTTTCTAATTGACTGGAGTAGTCTTCACCGTATAGTTTGGTGATATCAGCTTTCTTATTAACAAAATGCGCGTTACTCACATAAACCCTAGCAGGAGTGTTAATAGGGTAAATCATTCTTTCAGGGTCAGCGAAAGCAGTCTTAGGCAACTGTCTAAGCTCGTGAGCATCTTCGACTTCTGCAGTTTTTACATATTCAGGGACATCTACCCCGGAAAGCATGCTGTACAATTGTTTACCTGAGTAGTCGGTCTGTTGGTCAAATGCAATTTTCATATTTATTCTTATTATACTATGTTACTAAATTCGTTCAATTCTAAAATAAACCTACCCAGTGTGGTAGGTAAGCTAGGGGCAAATACGTCAGAATATGACTTTATACGTGTTCCTTTGTTTGGTTGGTATGCTAGATCTAAAAATTCAGACTTTATTGGAAATATTTTTGATTTTTTCCCTATATCTGATTGGTCTAAGTTATATGGAATAATTTGCAAAGACTTTTCAGATTGCTTTGATTTTAATTTACCATACAGCGAGTATGCTGAAAAGCAACTTTTTAAAAACCAAACCAGAATTATGCAGTTTCAGTCTGCATGGTTACTGAGTGTACAGGAGGCCCAGGCTGCTAGAGTTAGACATAAAGATGGCTTAGCTTACTTTACTGAAGTACTAGAAGAGATGGGTATGCCTGCATTACTTAATAATAGATTTGGTTACTTGTCAGAGAAAGTTATAAAGGCTTTCCCTAGACTTGAACTGGAGAACAAGTATAAGTACAAAAAAAGCCTAGTAGTGCCGTCGTTTTGCTCTCCCAAACATATATGCTCATTAGAGGTGGCAAGAATCGCTGACATCAATCAAAGAGAGAATGTTTTTTTGAATGGTGAGTATGGCTGGTACGGTAGACAGGGAGTGGAGATTGTTAGGGATATGAATGAGCTAAAAATAAAAGCGGGAAATACTTGGAATTATAAAAACGACTATTGGAACAATTCTCCTGTATCCTTATCTGAAATGCTTACAACAGAGCAGCTAATTAAGATATGGAGCGAGAGTAATCACTCTAAATTTTCTGAAGACATTAAAGAGCTTATGCTTGGTAAGCAGGGCAGCGAAGACCTTAAGAACCATGTAGCTATGCTGAATTACCAGCAAGTGCAGGAGCTGGAGAAAAACAGCGGACAAGAGCTTATGTCGTACTGGATGAAAACCAGAGAACAGCAATTTAATGTACATGGAAAAACATACGTTAAAAGAGATAGAGCTTATTTTCTAATTAAGAGAAATGAAGAAGAGATGCTCACAAACTTTACTCTAGATATCACCGAGATACGTAAAAAAAATGAAGAAGAGTTTATTTGGTGCGGTATGGTTTATTTTGAAGATTCAGCTGTACCTTTCGAGATGGAAGACAAGTATCTTACGTCATGCTTCTTGTTCACTAAAGGTATCCGTAAAATGTTTTTGTCTTTAGGCTTAGGTATACCCTTCATAAATGAAAAGTACGTAAGGCAGTTGCTTACAATGATTCAGCTTACATGTCATAACGTAAAGATCGTAAAAGCCAATAGCTAAGAAAATAGGGTGTTGAAAAAACCCTCTCCCTGGAGCAAGATGCTCGCAGGGAGAGGGAACCCGTTACCACCAGAAAATATCCAGGTTATTTTTAGCTGCCTGGTCAGCTAGCTGTCATGCGACAGCAGAAACGTTTCCGTTCTATAGTATTATACCAAAAATAATATAAAACGGAGAGAAGGTCTATTTCTTGAGTAAAGAATGCTCGATCTTCTCTTTCTCTTCTGGAAGTTTGCCTCTTCCAAGGATTAGTGCCGATGTGACAACTTCATCCATGTTACGCAGTTCCCATCCGCCTGTGCGTTTGTTGTACTCTGCGTAGTCCGCCGAGATTAATCTTGCCTGCCAGCCTTTTTCTGCGGTTTTTACGCCGTGGATATACCCTGCGGTGTAGAAGGATATGGCTAGCGTGACTAGCGCAGTCAATAGACTCAGTCTGTAATAAGTATTCATGATTTACAAGCTGGATGAATGGAATTGCTAGCCAGTACTACCCTGGCCTTTACTCTCGTATGGGTGCTCTTTCTTACCTGCTTAAGCAGGTTTAGCTGCTCAAGCAATTTATCAATCTCAGAGGTAGGCAATCCTTCCGCCATCTCTTGGATTTTTTCAATTTTATTCATTTGATTTATTAGGTTTCAACTACTCTGCTGAAAGCAAAGCAGCGGGTTCAATATATTATACCACAAAAAGGATGAATACCTTCCTGGGGTGACTTATTGATTAGCAGTCACATCTGTGCCTTTCCCGGTTGGCGCAGTATACTGATTTAACTTATCTATAGATCTTCCTACGGTATCAGGCTTATTAGGCCACGTTTCCTCTACCGAAGATCTGCTGGGGGCGGTATTGTCACTACCTACAGCCTCTGGTGCTGGTGAGAAGTTACTGTACTCAATATTAAACACAGTCTGCAGCAGCACCTTCTTGCGGTCATATCTGCCCCCTGTCTTACCCATCTTTTCCATGAGCAGAATATCTATATAGTAAGTACCTGCAAGCATTAATGCTGTAGCTGAGGCAGGAATCCACAGCTCATAATACCCAGGCAGATTGTCGTTATTCGTAAAAATACCTGAATCAATTTTACCCTGCCATACGACATTTTTTGCTCTAGGGCTTGTTTTAACTAGTGCAGTTATATCATAGTCCTCGAAGGACGCAGGGGCACCTGCGTCGTACAAAAACAGATCGTACACCATATCTTCTCCCTGATAGAAGAGAGCTGGGTTAGGTATTCCACGTTCAAATGGAATACCTGGAATATGGTCCACAGCTGCGTTCTGCCTGTTTAAAAGCTCTGATTGATTGCCTCTTACTCTTATTTCTGATTTTTTAAATAACTCCGCGTTATTCTCTATTACCTTATATACGTAAGCAGGATCTCCTTGCGCATCTGGTGTAAAAAACTGCGGTGTTATATTATCAGGCATATTAAATACAGATTAGATCCAACGCTTTTGTGGTTGCGTTCCTTTTATAGTAACATAATTGATCTAGCTGTAAAATATTTTTAATAGTTAAAAAATCTGAAGCTTCTAACGAATTCAATGCCTGCTCTACAGTTTGTTTCTTTTGCGCGTCTAGTGCAGTTACATTTTTTTTGCAGTTACAGGAAGGCTGCGGTGTTTGGCTCGGAGCGTCCTGTAATCCTGCAAGCTTAGGTATAGCTTTAATTACCTCTGGGTTGTTTTTAACTAGATGTAATATTTGAGATACGCTTGTAAAAACAAGTCGCTTTACTTTTGGGTTATTGTCTACGTTAGCCATATTATACTAATGACGGTATGATGTTGACCGGTTTACAGATTTCTTCAGCTTTAAAGTTCAGCCCTATAAACAATGTGTTGTTTTGAGCGCTCTCTAAAAACGGATCTTCAAAGTTACCTGCAATATTTCCTGGGGTTATTGTTATGTTAGCTCCTGCAAATATGGTGAAGTCTCCATTGTCTGTAGGAGGTATTCCATTTATGTACGAAATAATACTTGAACAATCAAGATATTTTTCAAGTAAAAATGATGTAGAGCAGTCGATAGGTATGCCGTAATCTCTCCCTACAGCAAGGTCTACTAAACCTGACCTAACCACTACATTAAAATGATAGCCTTCTAAAAATTTAACGTCTCCCACCGCCGAGGTCGGTAATCCTACATCTAACAGAGGGCGAAAAACTGACACACTGTTTAAATTGCTTAATTTTTCAGGAGACACTTGTATACTGTTTACTCCTAACCATGGCTCGTTTAATTCAAAGCAAACGCCAGGCTCTAAAGGTGCATTGGGATATAACTCGACTTCCCTGTCTCCACATAAGTTAAAAAAGTCTAGAATACCTTCACCAAACACGGCCAGGGAGCCTGAAGATTTTCTTACATATAAAGGAAACTCAGCTGAGGCTAACGTAGCTAATGATATGTTGAATTTGGCTATGTTGCTTACCTGTGTACCAAACACTACCTCAACTCCTAGAGTGGATGATGATGCTATTTTTTTAATTATCACTGGGGCATTTAACTTGTCTTTTAAATATATTAATTGAGCATCTAGTATAAAGTTGTCCGGCATCAACCAATAGGTATTATCAAAAAGTTTAAAATTTCTATTGTTGCTTTCTTCCAATAAAGGATAAGCCCTGTTTTCATTTTCGTTAAGCCAATCTAAAACCTGTTCCATAGTACTAATTTGTTATGAGAATAGTGTAGGTAAAGAAAACGTCTTGTCCGAAGCTCCTGAGACAAGATCCATGCTTAAATATGCGTTGTCTACCTGCGTAATCTTAATAACGTCGTTGGCAGCTAAATTTATATTATTATTAACAGGACCAACAAGGTTTATCTTTCTTAACACACCGGGGTCAGCGACAAGTGGTGCGTGACCATAGACAGCATTGAACACAATCGAGCACTTATTATTAACGGTATCTTTATATGTATTATAGAAAATAGCTTTATCTTCTAATACTCTAGATAGCGATAAATCTCCAAACATACCGTCAAAAAGATAAACAGCATCGTTGAATGGTATGCTTCTTACGGTTGAAGGTAAAAATTTTCTGGTTTGTGTTATCTTTCTACCTACATACGTGCTCCACAGGGTTTCTGCGCCTGCACCGAACGTTATCACTCCGAAATACCTATCTGTTACAAGATCGTATATTTTAACTTTTCGGTACGCTACACCTAGGTTATAGGTACTCTTATGAAATTTAACTGTGAGTGTTTCTTTTGTATCAAAAATAATATCAAGAGATATATAGTCTTTGTCTACAAAGACAGAGCTCAATGTAGGTATATATCCGTCAAATTGTATAAAGGTCGCATCTACAATAAAATCGTTAACTTCAAAATCCTCGTCAAAGGGATAGCCTGATAGCGCATTTTCATTTTGCCAGCTTAGTGAATTATATACGGCCATATTTTTTACAGAGTAATTGTGACTACGGAGCTAGCGGGGCTTGTTGCGTATTGATTATACGCTTTGATTCTGACCCTATAAAGAATATTTGTTCTCAATTGTTGAGCATTATTGCTCTGTGATGTAATAGAAATACTGCCGGTGTTGTCTTGCGTTATGTGGCTTACGTCTACGTACGTTACGCCGCCGTCAGTACTGTACATGTAGTTTGGGTTCTTTAGACTCTCATTTTGTCCTATTGTAAAGGTTATAAGTATATTTCCGTTTTCACTGGTTACATTTAGTAGGGAAGGTGTTGCGGGAGCGCTACGCGTGTCAATTTCATTATACCCTCCAAAACCGTTCGTGTAGTAATATACTCCTGCAAACGCCCACAGGAAGGTATTAACCGGAATATACGTAGTAGTATAATATAAGGATCCGTCTGGATTCACAGCGTAATCTTCCGTACCTACTTTGAAGTAGTTTTCTTGTATTTTAGTAAATATATCTTTTGTTTTTAAATACCCGACACGCTCGACTGTTTGCACTTCAGAGTAGCCACCATTGCCGTCGGCTATCTTTTCAATTGTACCTATATCAAAAGTCTCATCTAATACGTATACAAGCCAGCGCTGAGACCCTAGCGAGGTGCCCTTCGATGGGTACTGGTTTCCTTCAAAGTCTTCAGGCAGAAGCCTAGCCACACTGTAATTACAGCTACCGTCAGTTACATATTTATAACCATCTTGAGATCTGAATAGCTCCACATTCGCATCAGGGCATATTTGTTCTGCGACAATTTGTCCTTCTGAAAAGATATAGTCTATACGTGTATACGCTCCACCTATACGCTCAGGGTTATTACTGTCAGTTATATAATAATTAACAGACCTAACTATCTGCCCTTCAGTCAAATCTTTAACTAGATATGTTTGCTCTCCATTTTCAGTATTAACTACTAACTGGCTCAGTGCGCAAATTTCACCGCCTACTTCTGCGTAATTTGTCAAAAGACTCTCGGTTCTATTTTCTGATAGCCCTGAAGTAAATAAACTACCACACTCACCATTGGCTGTATAAAGATCTCCATTATCTCTAGAAAAAAGTAGCGTGCCGCTTTCAGGGCATTGCGTTTGAGTGCTGTATCCTCCTAGGCCATCAGCTGTATATGTTTTTCTTCCATTGATTACTTTAACATTCTCTTCTTCAATTATAAGATAATTAAACTCTATACCTAAGACAACTCCGCTCACAGGTCTAACGAAATTACCTGTATAGGTGCCTCCATTACCGTCCGCAAAAACAGTATAAGTACCATTTCTGTAGTTTTTTCCGTCTATTGATATATAACTGGTAACACCTAACTGCAGTGGAGTACCGTAGGCTGGGTTTTGGTCTCCCGTTGCTCCTGTTGAGCCGGATGAGCCTGTTGCGCCGGTGGCGCCGGTAGCGCCTGTTGCTCCTGGTGATTCTGGGGTGTTCCAGCTGTAATAATATTCCGATTGCGCAAATTGCGGCCAGTAATAGAACTCAGGTAAATTTGTAGAGTATACATTCCCCGCGAATCTTTGTGGACGATATAACGGATAATTTTTATCTTCAGGGTTGGCAGGTACAGCTGGTAATGCCGGCTTACTGTAATATTTATTTATAAATTCCGAGCTATTCAGCGAGAACCCGGATATATCTACAGGAGGTAATATACTGTGCTTTAAAACGCACACATCATTAAGTGTTAAATCTGGAGAGTCCACAAAAATCGAGCCGTTTTCAGGCGTGTTGGTATTTCCCGCAGGTATACCTGAAAATGTTAAAGGTTTAACTCCTATGAAATAAATGTTTCCTGTATTTGTCGAATCTCCCCCAAGCACAGCTGGCTTTGCATTATTTATACTTTTAATTTTTGGTGTATCGCAATTGTCTAAATAAGATGACTTGTCTGCGCTATTGATAATGTTGTTAAAATTATTAACTGCAAATTTAGTAAATTTATTCTCTGTGTTTTTTGTTAAATTTAATAAGTTTCCAAAATTTACACTACCTCTAAGCTCTGTATTCAGTTTATCTGATATACTTTTAACTGCCGGTGGAGTATAGCAGAATATGACTGATTCTTCTAGTTCGGTGGCTTCTCGCTCAAATGTTAAAGCTGAAGGCAAGAACATAAAGTTATCTATTTTACCTATAGAGATATTACCTGAAACAAACCGCTCAAATGCTTTTAATGTTAATACAGTATTACCTTCTGAGCTTATTTGGCCAGAAAAAACACCTAATAGACTGCCGTCAAACCAGGACGCTATAGCTATACTTAAAGTATTTTTTATGAAGGTTGTTTGTTTAATGTATACTCTATGTCTACCATACACAGATGTTAATGAGCAATTTACCAATAGCTCGTCTGGAACTACGTGGCCTGACGTTGATTTAAAAATGCTGCCCTGCTTAAGAGGAAATTTCCTGAATTGATTTTTATTGTTAAATCCTAAGGCAATAATGGACATAAATTTATAATATTACTTAAGGACGCTAGTGATCAAGAAAAATTACGTTTAAGCTGTAGGTTGAGCTACTACGTAGTTTGAGGCTACTCCAGGACCTACAGCGTTCACTGCTCTAACTTTTATAACATAAAAAGTATTAGCCTGTAGTAATAAGCCTACACCAGAAGACCTCTGTGTGATTCTTATGGCCAACCCGGCATAACCTTCAACTGACGGGACTGCGCTTGCTGGGCTAAGGGCCTTGTAAGTAGCGCCATTGTCTGTCGAGTATTCGTAATTTGTTATTTCCAGGCCGCCTGCATCTGTGGGGGCTGTAAATCGTATAATCGCACTCAAGCTTCCGTTAATTACAGACTCATTTAGTGCAGGCGCTGAGGGAACTTTAGCTGGAACAAAAGAGACTGCGTTCGAGTAGACTCCAGCTCCTGCGGCATTTACAGCTGCAATAATCAAAGAATAACTTGCTCCATTTTGTAGAGGACTCCCTTGCCATGATGTGATTGTTATGGGTAGCGATGTACTTACGGTCAAAACACTATTGCTGCCCCCGTCCAACGAATATTTAAACTTTTGTATAGGGCTTCCATTATTTGCTGGAAGCGGGGAGATATTGACATTAACTTGTTGGTCTCCACGAGTTAATGCTATCTTATCAGTGTTTATTGTAGACGGTACATTTGCAGGGGTGCCGTTTGCTCCTGAGCTATCTGGGCTTGCACCGTAAGAATTTACAGCTTTGACCTTAACTAGATACAGTGTTCCGTTAGTTAGATTAGGTATTGTAAAGCTGACAATTCCTGCGGTCGTAGTATGGGTTACTGTTTGATCTTGTGTTGCTGGGTTTGTTCCTGTTTTGGTGTTGTACCTATAGCTGGTGGCTGCGCTGACTACAGGAAAGCTAACTATTAGTGAGTTATTCGCAGATACCACTGACAGATTTTTAGGGGCTGTAGGAGGACCAACTATAATTCCTGAATGCAGACCTTTACTCCAAGCTACTGAACGTACTCCGTAGTAGTCAGCCTGTAATTCTATTATGTAATTTACACCTGTAATTAGATTCAGGATTGTAGCACTGAAAACTCCGTTGGAAAACGTGGGGGTCGGAACACTGAGTTCCCTGAATGTAAATGTATCAGTTTCGGTTATGCGACACTTGTAGCTTATTGAGCCCGCTAACCCACAGGACGTACTGAACGTTATTGCGCAGTTATTTACGCCTGCAGTTGCAGATAATAGCGTAACGAGGGGAGGAGTAAAATTAAGTACGTTTGCGGCTGGCTGATATGTAAAGTCTTGTATAACCTCAGCCGACGTGCCACTCACATTGCTGGTGGTTGCTTTAATTTGTAAATTTCCCCCATTCAAAAAGCTTATACTTGCATCTGGAAATTCACTCGGGCAAATGGCTATGTACCCATCAGGAGGGTAAGGTATTGCGCCTTGGTATGCATCATTAATGTAGTAGCTAAGATTTACAGCATTTTCTGCTAGTATTCTTACTATCAAAGCATTAGCGTATTGGTCCATAGATATGCCGGATATGCTGGTATTTGGCATAAGACTTATACTTATCGCTTCTGTGTACTCAGTGTATCTCAAGCCATAACCGCCATATGCGTATGCAAGTCTGCAGGCAAATTTATATGTGACTCCCTGTACGAGATCGGGAAGGTACAATTCATTGGTATTTGTGGAACCCCACGGATATGGTCCTTGCACAGGTGCATCGTTGAAATTTGTCTCATTTTCTACCCAAAATTTATATTCTATAGTTTTGTTGTTTATAGTTGTTTTCCATAAAGGGTTTACCGCTATATTAATTTGATAGGTGTTTTCACTATATTGTAAGGCTTGAGTTATTAATGGAGGCGCAGGGCTATACGCCCCTTGAGCGTAAACAGTTAGCGGCTGTGGCTGCCCGCTAGTATTTACAGATAATCCTGCCGAATTATATTGTTCTAATACGTATGTTTGAGTTGTATATATCTGCGTAGGTACCTCTTTGGTATAAAGGCGATTTAATAATCCAGGCTCACCTGTAAATGTGTGAGGGGTACCTAAGATTTCTCCGTTTATTTTAAACCCTCCAGGAAGATTGCCGGTATACCCTAGCCTCCATGATAAAGTGTACTTGTCGGCACCCGGAGTTACCGAGTAGCTGCTTGGAATGCTCCCGTACATATGAGGATAAACAAACAAACTGGCGCTTATACCTGTGTCATACTGGTTCCTGGCCCGTACAACAACTAAAAATCTAGTATTTATTTTTACAACATAACCGGTTGTGTTTATTGTGTAATTTGTTATTTGCCCAGTGTAGGCGACTGAGGCTTGTCTAATACCCTTGTCTTGCCAGCTATCGCCATATTCCTCCTGTGTAGTTACAGTTATTTCGTAGAAAGTTATGGCTTGTCCTGCTGTTGAGGTAGGTCTACCAATAACAAGATCTATAGGACCGTTATATGTAGCGTTATACGTTAATATCGGCTGAGACGGTGTAGCTATAACTACAGTTCCAGATATTTCGCTTCTGGCTCCTGTGCCTGCGTTGTTGTAAGCTTCAATTATAATCCCACCTGAGTATGTACCGCTAGGTATATCTGTCCACACAAATGGGTTTGTCAGCGGGGCTTCGTAGACAATAAGAGTATTGGCGAAGCTGCATCGCAGCATTGTAGGCGAGCTGTAGTTTTCTTGATCGCTTGCACTAAAGGTTAATTGCCCTTGCGCTTGCTGTATGTCTGAAAGGCTTGTCGGTAAAACTGCTTCAGTAGGTGTACGCCTGAACGAGTAGAACGAAAGCACAACACCGTCGCCTAGGTTGTTGCTAGCTTTAATTAAATATGTCGCTTGGTATGCACCGTTATTTGGTGTAGGTAGCATGCAATTTAATTTTGCCGTATTAGGTAAAAGGCCACCATTTGCAACTGTGCGCGGTTCTGATAAATTATAAATATATCCGCCGTTATCTAGTCTTCTTTCGCGAAGGGCGCCTGGATAGTAGCCGCCGTTATCGAGTGTTCTTATAGTTCCTTCAGGAGGATAAATTAATCCTCCGTTTTCTAACGTTCTTTCCCAATCATAGCCTACAAAGTCTGGAGCAAATATAGTCCAATCTACAGTCTCTAATAACTCATATGGATACCAATCTGGATTTTCTTCTAATACACCTAGCCACGCTGTGTCGATGTCTCCTTCGGATGCTACATAGTTATCAATTAATATATAGGTTTCCCCGTCGTCTATAGAATAATATAAGCTAGTGCTTTCGTCGTTAGGATATACTGCGTATTGCACTAAACTACTAGGGTAGTCTGTGGATATGTAATAAGATAGACTAAAAGATACAGGTATAGTGTTGAACATGTCTGGCGTACCAAACGTTACACCTACAAAACTTTGAGGGGTGCCAACTCGGCTGGTTGTTATAAATATGTTAGATTTAGGGCCCTGCCCTATAGGGTTCTCCATATAATACGTCAACTTATATTGCTGACCTTCGCTGAGTCCGGTTATATTTCCCCAAAAGTCATCGACAGGAGGGGCAAAATATGACCGTCTTAAATACCTACGCACAGAGCTAGGTAAGTCAAAATCTCCTCCATAAGTATAAGTTGGGTATATGTAATGCGTACTTATTAACGTTTCAAGGTCTAAAGGATCTCTGACCTCCACGGCAAAACGTAAAGTTTCATTAGCTTCAGACCTTAGAGGGGGTAGTGTATTAATGAACTCCCAGCTACCAGGATAAAGATTCGGTTCAGCACCTCCTGCTTCCTCTAAAAGTATACTTCTTGCTGCGGTTGCGGCTGTAACTCTAAGGGATCCTTCGCCTGGCACGGTTCTAATTTTTATCGGGGCAGCGATAGTCGGTAGAGAGGCAGCTATTGTTACACTGGTGAATGGTGAAGGTTCCCCTGTCAGGTTTTCATTATTCGTAGGAGTGCAGCGCACATAATAAGTTCTATCATCTAAAAAAGAATATAGCTGAGTATAGGTTGTGTTTAATGGTGCGAGCACTATAGTTTTGGGTGAAAAATAATTTCCATACGATTGGTTATCGCTAAGCATTACTAGTCCTGAATTTTCTAAAGTTCTTGCTTCGTCCGGGTTTAACGGATCAGGAGACCAACTATCGTTATCTACAGCTATGTCAAAAACACAGCTAGCTATTCTCAACGCTCCTCCTGTATCAAAAATATCGTCAGTGGAACTTAAATTTAAATATAGATTAGGGCTATGTACCACCAAATGTTCTGGTTTAAGCGCCAAGCTTATAGGTTTAGCTATAATTTTTTTAGAGTTATATGTAAGCCATGAACTGTAACCTCTAGCGTTTACAGCACGTATTTTAACAGTGTAAGTTTGTCCTCCTGTTAAACCTGAAATTATGAAATAGTTGTAAGTATTTATTTGCGGTTGTAGTCCTGTTGAAACAGTGGTTACTTCGCCGTCCAGGCTATATTCAATATCGGTTATTTCTGAACCTCCATTTGCGCCCTGATAAAAATATACTTTTATACCTCCTCCTTCAGCCAGCATCTCCGGTGTCCGCTTATCGTACCCTTCAGGAAATATGAAATTATTTGGCGTTACAGGGGAGCTTGCGACGGTTATATCTTGTAAAATATTAGAAGCTACTCCTGAGCCTATCGTTGAAACTGCCCTCAATTGAATATCGATTATTCGCGCCGTAGGAATATTGGTTATTATTAAAGGAGACGGACTTAAGCTTGGTGTTGCTACCCACGCTGTCCATGCAGGAGAATTAAATACTGCTCCAGTCAATAAGTCTGCAGTAACTCTGTAGCGCCATTCATACCTAGTTATAGAATAACCGTAGGTTTCTGTCGGAGCCGTATATTCCACGCTTAAGCCTGGAGGTGCAGTATATAATACCGTGGAGGATGTGATTGTTGGGGCCTCAGGAGGTTTCGGAGTTGTAAGAGAATATTGGCTTGAAATTGTTTCACCGTATAAATTTACAGATTTAAGCTTTATATCATAATCTTTACCTAGGACTATAGATGTGCTAGGTATTATGAAAAATGTTCCTGTTGCTCCTGTTGCTCCTGTTGCTCCTGTTGCTCCTGCCACGCCTCCTTCAAACCCGGGTGTAGTTGATCCTGTTGCCCCTGTTGCTCCGTATGCACTAGGTATAAGCACCCATGATGGTCCTGTTGCTCCGGTTGCTCCGGTTGCTCCCGGTGTTTCGCTTATAGCATAATACTTTTCTATTACTGGGCAACCTTCGTTGCTTGTGCCTATGTTATAGTATACTGTGGCTTCGCGATTTGAGGCTAGCTGAATGTTCTCTATCTCGGGGGTCGGAGGTAATATGGGTAATACGGAGTCCAGTATGAAGTCTTTGGCAAATAAACTCGAATTGTTCACGGATACTTTACCTGATGGGTCTGATTCAAGTGTAAAAGTACAGCCTATTAACTCTGCACTTAAAACATAATCCAGAGGTTCTACAGAATAATTTACGCTTGAGGGTACGTTGCGTATTATATATGTACTGTCGTTTAAATTTGTTCCTGTGCGATATAATTTGCCTGTAGATACCTCTTTTAAATATACCCTGGCAATATATAAATTTATAGACTTTGCTGTGTCTCCGTAAACTCTACCGGAGATATCAAATGCCTGCGATGGTATAAAATTAACTAAAGCTGTTGCTTGTGTTCCTAATGCTGCAGAGCCTACTGCAAATGTATAACCCTCTAGCTGGGTAGTTATGATATAAGTTCCGTAAGTTAAATTTTCTAATACATACTCACCTAGGCTGTTAGTTGTGACTGATGCTGCGCCTGTTGACCCGATGTTTCCAATATAGCTTAGTCCTGGTCCTGGCTGTGCGTTAGTATCCAAAGAGGCCGATACGACTGCACCAGGTAGTGGGAATGTATAGTCTTGGCTATTTGTACGTACGTATCCTACTGTACCGTATATTTTCCCAGGCTTATTTGCACTAAAGTTTACGATGCGGGATACATTCATCGTAACACTGGCAGGTAGGCCAAAAAAAGAAAATCCTTGAGGGCTATTACTACTAGGTAAAATAGTATACGTACCTGATTTAAGGTCTAAATAATAGTAAGCTGTGTTGTTTGTTATTAGCGCTTGTGTAGAAAATTCTTCTTCGGTGGCTGTATTTATTGCAGTCACCTGAATACTACCCTGTATGTTTTCTTCGGCTGTTATAGTTCCTGCCAATGAGTAGATTGGATTGCCGAGCATATTCAAAATTACACTAGTGCTGCCTGCGTTTACTTGTTGGTCAGGGATTATGTAATTTGAAGCGGTTAACGTCAATGTTACCGCATTCCTAGATGTATACAATTCAAATTGCCCGTATGAATTAGTTCTTACTATTTGAAAGCTGTCATTTATCACTGCATTCGCGATAGGCGTCTGGTCTACACTGTTTTTTAAAGTTCCTGTGATTAATCGTAGAGGACCTACAGCAGTGAAGTTAATTCCACTAAGTGTTGATCCTCCTCCTGTCGGTGGAAACGTAGCGCTTTTTCTCGTTGGTGTAATGATTGCCTCGGCTTTAACTGCGGTAACATTGAAAGTGCCTGACGGTATATCGCTTAAACTATACGTGCCATCATTGCTGGTTATAGCTCCTGTGGCTCCTCGCATAACTATACCTACACCTGCTACACCAGAGCCCTGGTCGTCTAGAACGCTACCTGTCATAGTGTATAACTGCCTGCTTATGCTTATAGCTACAGTTGATCTGGAAATCCCTAGCGTAAGAGATGATGCTGTAACAGATATGTTGAAATTTCCTGTATTGGTTGGAATGCCTGAGAGCGTATTATTTGTGAAGCTTAAACCTGGAGGTATTTGAGACAAAGATATGTTTGAAATTTCTCCACCTATTATTTGAGGAGGGGTTACTGTAAAAATATTTGCATAAGTTGCACCTACAAATATTGTATAAGTGTCAGCTGGAGATATAGTTGGAGAAGTTAACGGAACTTTAATAAGCCTCGTTATTGGTGCGGCTGAGCCGTAGTCGTTTTGTGCCTCCAACGTTACAGTATAAACTCCAGCGTATAGCGATGAGTTTACGCTACCTATTATTTTTCCTGTACTTTCGTCACAAGTCAAACCTGCAGGTAATCCTGTAGCTGCATAAGTATCAGGATCCCCTGTTGCAGATATTGTGAACAAAGGTGACGCTAATGTATATTCCGTGTTTCTTGCGATTGTAATTGTGCTACCTGTGGATATTACTGGTGCACCCTCAGGACTACCAAGAACAAGATAAACCAGCTTCTCCGACTGCCCTAGTGGGTTTGTAGCTTTTAAAAATATAGGATAAGTTACAGGCACCAAATCTGTAGGTATTTCTGCGCTATCTAATACACCGTAAAATTTACCAGTATATTGATCTAAGAAAAAACCCGGAGGTATGCCTGAGGTGCCGTTCCATGCGTCAGCCGTGTAGCTGTTTCTAGTTAAATCTGTGAGCCCCTCGGCAAAATTATCTGTTCCTCCAAAAGCCTGCGTGGCTGTTATAGTAAATAGTGGAGATTCTATAGTATATACTGAATTGAATAAGAGATTGAAGTACTGTGAAGCTGTTGGTGCCGTTATTTGAGGTCTAGAAAATATTTCGTAATTTATACTTATAGCCAGCCTATCAGATTCTCCAAAACGGTTGATTGCCGTGATTTCAAAACTTAAGCTACCTGCGGTGTTTGAAGTAATTCTGCCGGTAATCAACCCCACAGCCTGGTCAAAGTATAGTCCGTTAGGTAAGCTTTGCCCTGCACCAAAATATATTCTGTAATATAGTATAGGTAGATTTACGGTATTTATCTTATAAAAAGATGCGACCGTGGTGTACACTGTCAGATTGTCGATATCAAATGTAGGCCCAGGCGTGGTGAGGTCCAGGGATATTTCTGGAACTGCACGTAACTCAGGTTGTAGGTAAATTGTTTGCGGGTTTTGAGCATATCCGTCAGGATTATGAGCAGATATTGTTATGGCTATCTTTTCGCCAGATGGAGCATCAGAAGATATTTTACCTGTTATTGATCCGGTGGCTTCGTTGAACGTAAGCCCTGCAGGCAGTCCTGTGACAATATAATAATACGCTTCGTCATCTCCCGGAAAAGCTTCCGAGAAGCGTAGCATATTATCAACAGACACAGTGAGTAATGGATTTTCATCAGTGTATGTGGTGTCGTAGTCTATAAGCGCTGGGTTACTTTCAGTGTAATTCACACCTAAGGGTGACAATATGACCGGCGAAGCTAACCATATTATTACAACTTTAGAATAATTGTATTTTGGAAGCGGGGCATACGCTCCAAGATTGCCAAGTTCTGCTGCTGTGGCCGTCGTATTTCTAAAAATAATTTCATATCTTTTGCTTTTATTGTTGTCGGGTATTTCACTAGGCACGAGGGCGTAGAACAATTTAATCCAGCCGCATGCCAACAAGGGGTTCCCGTTGAGTAAACAGTATTTTGGATAGGTCTGGCAAATTTCCACAGCGTTCTGCTGGCTTGGCCATGTCCACGGCTGATACGCAGATACAGCAAAACCTGCAGGCGCATCCCCTATTATCGTGACGTTAGACGTTGTCCACTCCTCCTGGGGTGTTACTACGCTAGGTAATGGCGGGTATACAAAGTCAGATGTGACCTGTGAATGTTTTAATTGTCTTGTTACTTTTGTTGCACCTATAGGACTGTCTACACATAACGCTCCGTTGATGCTAGGTATGTAGTATGTTTCACCTATCTGTTCTTCAACAGCGCCGGTGGTATCCATGACTTGGATGCTTATGTCTGCATCAACTTCTCCGCAAGCTATTTTATACGCTACTTCTACTATAGCGTACTCTTTACAACCCAACACTGCTTCTGCAGTATTCATCAAGTCTACAGTTTCTTTTTTTCTAACTTTAATTGCACCTACTTGTGTGAGCTTTGGTGACACATTGAAATCTACACGCACACTTGTGATACCTAAAGCTGAAGGATTATATATTCCTATGGACAAAGATGTGACTGTGACTTGCGATCCGTCGTAATCCTGAGTTTCACTAGTAGTATATCTGACTTTAAAGTAAGTTTTTTTTGCTAGCTCAATTTTCTGGTTATGCGCTAAAGTAGCGCAGTTCATATTACTAATTACTCCATTGTCTTTTACTCTAAACCATAAATTTTGGCCGGCTGTAGGGGATTCATTTAATCTTACAGTGTTCTCATCAATAACCTCCAGAATAATGAAACTTCTGGTGGTTACGCTATTGTAAAATATTTGCAAAGTTCTAAACTCATGGAAATATTTTATGAAGGACGCGTTGCAGTCTATAAATGTATCTATGGGTTCTGTAACTTCAGTACAGCGTAAAAAAGGATTATTGAACTGACTGGAGGCGCCTGTTGCCCCAGCTTCGGCTAAATTGCTGACGCAAAAAGAAGAAACGTTGAATATGTCTGTTGTGGGTGTCCCTAGTCCTCTTGTTTCTTTATCGAGAAAAGCTATTTTACTAATTTCTGAAGCTGCGTCAGCTACACGATTAATATAATGCGCAAAAGCGTTAATATTTTCCCTAGGGCATTTAGCTTCACAAAAGTTTTTTAAAGTTAATGAATGCCCTGCAATAATAATATCTTCAGAGTAATTATCTAACTGATTGGTCAGCGTTAAAAAGCTTTTATCGTTTTCTGATAAAAGATTTAAACTTTGGCAGGCAAGTGTGTTTAAAAATAAACTTCCCTCATCGTTTGGACTAACATTTGATACGGTGTATACATCTGTAATATCTCCTGCAGGAGTACAGCTATCAAACAGTCCCATCCCTCCTCCTGGTTCAACTGAGATCCCTCCATAATTTAAACTCTCTAAAGCAAAGTTCAGATTATGTCCAAATCTCCATATAGGAGAGTAGTCACTAGGAGTATAGGTTATTATGGGTACGAGCTCTGAAATGACCTGACCAGACTCATTTCTCTCAGATTGAAATGCTTTAAAAGTTAAACTTAATAATTTTGGAGGGCAGGGTATTACTGCGCTAGCCGCTAATAATGTTTGTGCTGAGTTGTAAGTATAGCTAAAAGCAGTACTGCCCACCAGCCCCGCACCAAAAACAATTTTTACTGAAAAAGATGTACTTGTGACAGGAAAAAAACTTTGGGCCCTGTTGTTTAAATGATTCTCTAGTTTATCGGCAGGTACTTCAATTAAACGATTATCTATTAATTGTAAAGTTTCAGCGTTACTGAAGCCTAGTATAAGCCGTCCGTCTTCTGTTTTTTCTATACTCGAAACATATACACTTCGTATACTGGTCGAGTAAGAAACAAAGATTATATCGTAAAACCACTCGTCACTTACTAGAGACTCTGTATAATTTTCTTGCTGGAAGTTTGTTGTAAACGCAGGCCTGCTTCTCCTGAACGGATATGCTGTTAAGCTGTTTTGCGTTAAGTACTCCAGAGCTGCCATAATATTTTGCTATTTTAACAGCTAGGCAGGACATTCGCAATTGGAGTTTGTGGTGGCTAGATAAGTAGATAGTTGATTATTAACATTATTATAATTATTTTTTAAGTTTAAAAAGTTATTCTCTAGCGAGGTGAGTCTTAGAGTCAATTCTTGTAGATCGTTACAGCCTACGCATGGAGAGCAGCAGGTGTCTTCAATATCTAAAGTGTAGGGTTCATTGTTTTTCACTGTAACGCAATCAATACCCAGTAAACTAATGTTTCCTGTAGCTGGGTCTGGAGCAACACCATTAATTCTCTTAACACAGTTGGTCACACCGCACTGTTTATTCAGACCTAGATCATCTCCAGCGTCCAGTAGTACACTATTGTCTTCTGTGAGGCTTAATGAAAACCTTAGATTGCTACGAGAAGCCAACTTGACATGCCCTGTCATTGTGGATGTACCTGCATTTACGTCAATGAACGAAATCCTATCAATTCCCTGTAATCCTGGAATGATTGTCCTGGGTTCTAGTTCTGTGGCAGATTTTGAAAATGTATATACTCCAGCAGGTTGATTGGCTAGATCTGCCAGCGTACCTATAGTTATTTTGCCGTTAGCTCCTGTATAGTCGCTAGTTGCGGTCATGTAAAAATCAGTATCAAGGCTATCTGAAGAAGATGCTTGAAATGTACCTACAATGTTATCTCCCCAGTCACTGATCTCTATGACTACGGAAGATATTTTATTAAATACTTTAGATATGTAAAATCTGTCTTCGACATTACTTGAAGCAGATAATGAAAAATCCACTATTAGAGTGTCAGGAATGTTAAATATTTCGTCAATACTTTGCGCACTAAGACCCTCTCTTATAGGATATCTCCGAAGAGCGTTTAATGATGACCAGTCTAGACTATCAATCCATGGCATAATTTAATATCTAGTTAATAACTTCCCAGTAAATTCCTAATACACCTATATTACCTGTGTAGCTCTGTGCTCCAGAAGATACTGATACTCGCTGTATCTTAAAGTTAACCACAGAGTCCTCTCGCATAAAGTTTGCAGGAATTATAAAATTATCGGAGATTTTCCTGGATGTGTAGCTGGTGTAGCTTTGAGTCGTAGGCTGCAGCTCAAACTCAACAGGATTAATGCTTGGAGCATAAGTTGAGGTGTCTACCACATTGTAGTTTGAAGGGTTTGCTGAATTGGCTGCAGATATTGCTGAATACTCAAAGCTAAACGCCACATTCCTAGCCACAGCATTTTCAGTTATAGCTGAATCTCCAAAAAGGTGAAAAATTACCCTGAGAGGTTTGTTATTAATATATCCCTTTGGTACTACAATTTTACCTATCAGCCCGTATGGCGTCGTAGACGGTGTAGGTAACTTTATGTAAGAAGAAAGCCCTCGAAACTCAAGTCTTGCATTAATTGGTTCTATGGAATCAACCTGACCTACATATCCTTCAGACATATAACTGATAGTATATGCGCCAGTTAAGGGGTTAGGTGTGACCGTTATTCCTCCCGTTCCTTCTAGCTTTGAAACTACTGAAGTCAACGCCACTTTAAACGCTCCATCAGGTTTGGAGTATTTTATTGCGGCTACTGCTCTGCCTGCGGAAAAAGATGAAGATCTTGAGGCTTCTCCTGTGAAGGATTCTCCCGGATACACGAAGTCGTCCGTTAAGTCTTGAGGATCTAGTACTGTGGGCTTATAGCCGACCAAATTTACTGGAGCTAAAATATCTACTAAAAGATCTCCAGTGCCAGCTGTTTGATCAGGGTTGTCAGAGCTATAAAATTTTATAAAGTTTGCAGCTTTATTATCTACAGTATTGAACGGAGTTAAAGAGCTGACCAGCTGAGTACGTAAAGCCGGGTTAAACTTTGAAAAACTGGCAAAAATTCTTTTTCTAGTTAAGCTGGGTTTTATACTATCTCTCCACTTGTATGGTGCCCCTAATGCCCCCTGGGGATAATTAGAATCCCATGGTTGCTCTCCATCATTTGCACTGTGCCACCACAAGCCGTACTCGTTAACCGAAAATAAACCTTCAGTATCAAAGGTGTCATTATATCTAACCAGAGAGCCATCGACATAGAGCTGTATGAAATTAGCAGGCACAGGAGGAATATACTTCCTGAGTTCGATCGCCTCATTTTTTTCATACTCTATTTTTTCGTCGTTTGAATCCAGGTCGTAATCAAGACCGGAATCCGAGTCTATGTCGGTGAGATTAGGTATATTATAATAAAAAACTGCGCCAGCTGGAGGGATTGCGGCGGCGGCGCTGGCCGGTACCCAGCCTAATTTATTCGGCCTAGCACTGACACGCAATGTCCACTGGCTATCTACCGTAAAACTAGTGGACCCGGTGAAGTTTAGTCTGATATTGTTTCCGTTGGCTGTATCTAAAACTAAAACACTAGATTGTAATGCTTGGTCGAACTTGGTTAAAAAGGCTCCGTTGGCCGAGGCTATTGAAAATCTTACCGTCGAAGTGTTACCTGCGGTGGTTACAGTTACTGTATACACATCCGCAAATTTACTTTTAGCGGGAATACCTACATAACTGGAAGATGTGTTCGTAACGGTTACGTTATTATTAGATCCTGAAAATTGGACATAGCTAGGAGGATCTGTGTAGTCCTTAACGTTAATTGTCCATGTATTATCACTCAATACAGGCTCTCCTGCGACTCTATCCAGTAAGTGGTACCTATAGTTTATAAAGAACTGAGAAAATTCGTCTACATTAGTATGCAATAAAAATTTTCTTTTACTTATAGCGTATCCTATATAGACAGGAATGCCTGAAGGATCTTTTGTGATCTTACCTGGATGCTTCGGGGATAGGAAATAAGGACCTACCTCAAACGTCTCATCTTTAATTGCTCCGCGAGTTTCATCGTCTAAATCCACAGGCAATTCACACAAACCTTCAGTAAAAATGTCCACGGTGGAGCTTTCAGTATAGATATTTTTTAAAAGCCCAAAAGCGTAGTTGGATTCTTTGGGTTTAAACATGGATGAGGCTTTGCTTGAAGTAAAGCCTGTTACACCTTTCGCCACACCTTCACCAAATAAATCTTTTTTATAATAAACTATACTTAGCTCATTGACACCCAAAGATTCTTGAGGGTGAATAGGCTGATTGAAGCTTACAAGTACCGACTTATTTAGAATATCATTAAATTTCTCATACAGGTGCTGCTCTCTCTGTGTGAGCTGGTCTATAGGTACGTTGACTGTAGCTTGGTCTACAGGTTCACCGTCTTTAATTTTTCTGACCGCTGGAAGCCATGGTGTAATACTCATAAGTTATTAAGCTGAAGGTACTAATATACGTATACCCCAAGTAATAGTAAAGTTATAGTTGGAGTTGTATTGTACCGGATTAAAATTTGTTCTAGAGAAAACCGTATCGTATAAAGCTGCCGTAGGATCTGCCGCTGAAATTAAGGCGACTTCATAGATCTGGCTGTCTGTGTTAAACTCAGCTCCTCCTGCGCTGTTTGCGGAGGTAATCATGGTTGAAAATAATACAGTGTTACTTTCGTAACCTGTCGTGGACATATACGTTGGAGAAAAAGTTAACTGCTCTCTTAAAAAACCTAAAGGAGATTCAAAGTTAATAAACCTGTTAGAGTAATCTACATCAATAGTCGGAGCGTCAGTAACTAAATCGAAATTAGGATCATTACTATAGCCTATATACATACCCCATATTTTAGAGTCAACGTTACCTCCTAACGCGCTAGCAATTATTTTTGCTCCACCTTTAAGGATAAGGTTACGTTTGTCTACCAGCAGCTTTATTTCTCCAGACTTAGGGTCGGTCTGCCATATCTTTATAAACCCTTCTAAAGAGTTGCTGATGTTCATATTTTCTGTAGTTAACATAGATTACATTATATTGTTTTTAAGCTAAAAGTCGATTAATAAGATAGACTGAATTTCTCTGGTAGATGGGCGTCTGGCTGTTGTTTGTCCTGGAGGTGTTACCTGGGAAGGAATCTCTGTACGTAACATACCGCACTTTATTCCAGGTGAAGAGCTTGGGTTGTTCGAATTGTCTACATTAAGCGTATCTATGTTCGCGTTGTCATGAAGCGGTAGACCGTCTTTTTGAGGACTTACAGATACGCAAAATAATCGATTTTTATAATCTTTATAATATTTTCCGTCCTCTAGGCTTCCTGGTCTTTCCCCTGTTTTTGTTGATCCATCTAAACTGAATTTCTGTCCTGGGAAATCTAGTATGGTTAAGCCTAGGTTAAAATTTTCCCAAACTTCTGTAGGTAAGTTATAGTTCATGTAGACTAGTACATATACATGGGGAGGTAAATATGTGCGCAATAGTGGTAGCAGTTTAAAGAATAGATTCAGCTGCGGTTCTGAATAAAATTTTAACTTAAGTAAGGCTGTATTGTTTTTAATTAGCGTTTTAAAAACAAAATCTACTGGGTTGATATTTAAAACCCTGGCTTCTCCAAGGGGGTATAAATCTTCCACTAATTCTTCTGGATGTAATTCGACGATGGTTGTGCCTTTTGCTATTTTAGTCTGCAAAGCTACAGAAGGTATGAGTATCCTGTCTTTGGGTATAAGATAAGCGTTATGGTCTGTAATTATATACTGCTCAAATCCAGGACCTTTACGTATATCTAAAATTGTTTCATCTTCTATAGTTATTGGCAGTTGATCGTATAGCCCTAGCGAATCAATGATGTTTACCCTATTCACAGGAATATTTATATAGTCATTGAAAGCTTGGATATCTTTACTATCTCCCATAACTGGAAAGTTTAATTTGCCTCGCCTGTAAGTTATTAAAGCGGCACCATTTTCAAAAAAGAGTTGTTTTTTAATATCTGCTAAAAATATATGAGAAGAAAAGCCTAGTTTACTAGACTCTATCTCTCGACTCCACCAATCTCCTGAGGTGACGGTGTCTAATAATTTAACATCGTCAGTTAGTATATCTCCAGCATACAGCTTTGCGGCTATACGTGCATTGCGACTTAAAGGCCTGTCAATTTCTACCTTATAGACGTGACTATCTGTGATAATATAGGTGTTTTTTTCATCAGAGTATATATCCTCGATAGTTTCTTCAGATTCGATGATGAATGGTATGCCTGCCAGTGAAGCAAACGCTGCTTTTAGTGCAGCCATTGTGGGCCCCTCAACAGCCATGTTCATCATAGTCTTTAGCAGAGATTTATAAGCTTCATTTGAAGGCATATTTATATCAAACAGTACTCCAAAATTTTGGTATAACTGCTTATTGTCTATCTCTGCGTTGTAAACCCATAGAACAATATACTCGTCAATGACGGTGTTGCCTTCACTGTCTGTATACGTTTTGTACTCCCCCAGATCTTCAACTAATTTAACTTTTGGAATATTAGGGTGATTAAATAAGTCTAAGTTAAAGAATAATGTTGAGCCGTTAACAATTACATCTACCCCAGGTAGAAGTAATAACGAAGGAGCTATGATCTTATTGGATATAGCTCCAAATTTCTTTAATTCATCTGACGGCTGAAAGCTGTAAACAGTACCTGACGTTTCTTTAGGATAACCAAACCTGAACAGGGCATTCGGATAAAACTCATCTTCGTTGGATTGTGGACCGAACACCGCGCCGCCTGGTTCGAATATAAACTTAGTTTTATTAAACTCAGATTTTTTTATTTTTAAAGGGTACCATTTTTCTTTATGCAGTATAGGTACATCTTTTACTGAATACTGATTGATAACTTCCGTGAGTGTGTAATATGCCTGAATCAGTTCTTCGGCCATACCTGTTGTATAACCTTTGAGTAGATTTTTATCTGAAAAAATATACGTCCAAAAAGAGCCCAGCGATCTGTACAGAAATTGTCCGTCTGTGACGTCATTGGCTGGATAATTTTTTGTTATAAATTCTACACTCATAAGATTAGGCAATGCTTAGACCTATATTATCTATAGGCTGTATTTCTCCTGCTACTTGCCTGTAATAGTCTACAAAGTATAATGTAGTTTTTGGCGTAACTCCTTTATGCGGTAAATTAGGTAGAGATAAAACGTCCTCTCCGTTAAGTTCTATATTTGTACCGTCAGGGGACAGAATCAATCCGGACATTTTGATTGGTAGGTCGACCCTTTTAATGCCGTAGTTATGACATATATCTACTATACTTGAAGCTTGTAAATCTTCGCCAAAAGGTATTGTGTTTATATATTTAAAAATATCTGCCTTTAGTCCTCCTAGGTTTAAGGAAGAATAGGTGTCGATTGGCCGTTTTTTTAATAGCTTGATATTTAAAGATACTTCGCATGGAGTTACAGCTCTCACCAAATAATCAGCGCAAGCAAGCCTGTTATTTTCAGATAATAATAGATCCTGCATTTCTGCTATAAATGGCTGATATATGACTTCAACCTCAAAATCTGCTGTGTTGTTTACTAGCACATCTGGAAAATATTCTGCCGCAAACTCAAAAGAGGCGGTTTGATATTTTGTGAATCGGGCATTCTGTATTGCCTGACGATCGTCAACTACACCATTTCTAGCATTATAACTGGTAATCTCGTTGTTTCTTTTATCTAAGTAAACGCTATAACCATATTTTAATGCAGAAGGATTTAAAGTTCCTCCTAAGTTTACGTTAGAGACTACAGGCAATATGGAGCGTATGCGATAAAAACCAGGAACGTCCGTATTAAGCATGTCTATACGCCACAAGTTGCTTGAAATTTTTTTAGCTTTCTTGATAATTTTTTTTGTTTCTAACCCAAGGCTGGAGCGCACATACACGTCAGCCTTTCCAAATGTAGATATACCTAGCGCGTTTTGTTTTGCTCTAAGTAATTCTGGATCGTTTGCGCCGCAAACAGAGAGTGTTTGAAACCCTGGAAAGCTCTCCTTGAATTTATTATATATTCCTGCAGCCGATTCGACTCTTGAATTACCTAAGGTTGTTTTTATTCTAGAAATTAATTGTTTGTCTGTTTCGGTGTCGCTACCTGAAGAGAAATTGCCATAAGCTTCAGCCGATACAAACCCCGCTATGTAATTTTTAGCCCCTATAGAAAACTTTGAGCCTGCGTTTAATTGGTATTTTGTGCCTGGCTGCTCGGCAATAACTGGAAGAATATAATAGAACATCCCGTTTTCAGTGCTGTAAACTTGGCCTTCATTAAGGGCAGCTATGGGTGTAACATTCACACGCACAGCTTGTTCTAATATAAAGTTTAAACCTAGAGAGACATCTGTGAATATTAGAGAGCTTTGCTGAAAGGCAAACATGCCTCCAGAACTTACCGTGACTTTTATTTTTCCTCGTACATAATTACCCTGGGCTCTTACCGTATTATAATTAGAGGCCACTGCGTCAATCACAGGAGAATAAGTATCTGTTGTGGACGCTAATGCGTTATTAAAGGTATAAGACTGTGAAAGCTCGTTAATCTTATTATACTGCTCGTTCTGTATAGACGCAGCTAATTTGATGAGTAATTCGTTGATTACTGAGCCTGGACCAGTCTCTACATCTGTATAATTCTGTGCTATGAAAGCCTCTAGTCTAGACGCTGTTGTTTGTATTGTTTCTGCCATAAATTTATTTAGGTAAAGGTAATAAAAAGTCTACGGTTTGTCCTGCCTCGGAAGTTATGGCAATGTCAAAAGAAACAGATCCTAGGTTAGGTACTACAACAATATTTCTTAAAGTCGCGCTATCTATGCGCTCGTCGTTAGGAATATTTTTATTCTTTATTTGGTAATTTTGCAATGTTTTGACGGCTATGGCGTTTGCTAGTGTGAATATTTGTCTGGCTAATATTCTATCTATACTGCTATTTGTACTTAAGGTTGCTATGAAGCGTGTACCAAATTCTGGGTAGTTTTGCTGTGACTCTAGGTTCGTGAGAAGTATTATAGCGTAGCGCTGTATCAATTTTTGTATACCTGCACAAAATCTACTAGGAGCACCAAACGATGGGGTAACTGTCTGTGCTCCTACTAGCGAAGCGTCAGGTGTTTGAAGGATGCTCAGATCTTTCTTTCGGCCAGTATAGTCTGATATTATTGAATTTACCGGCATAAGAATTATGAGTCTAGCTGGCTTTTAAAACCTTCAAATCGCTTTGCGCCTCGCCCGTAAGCGTGCCCTGTTCTCTTACCTTTTTGCGATAAGTCATCTCGGTAAAAATGCATCCTGCCTTTGTATCTTTGCGTAAAGCATTTTTGATAGCTATATAATGCAGATATCTCAGACTTGAGTGCGCTTATTCCCTTTCTGGACTTAGGATCTATTTCATGAAATCTTTCAACGTACTTATTATTTAATTCTTCTCTATCTGTTTCGGTTTTTAAATCCTCAAGTTTAAAAGACTTTTCATACTCGTTAGTCTTGCAGTACCAGGGTCTAGGTGTAGACGCGTCGTTACCTAAGCGGGCAGGGGGAATGCCTTCTTCGGCCCATTTTGATATGGCCTTAACTAAATCTTTTAATTCTTTTTTAGTGCTCATTACTTCCAGCCTTTCGATAAAGTTGTATTTATTAACTTTATTCTATTATTTAAAGTGCTTGGGGACAAATTTAATTTTTTAGATAACGCACTATTGTCTAGTATTTGCTTACCACTGAACCCTGTTTTGTGCTCAAATATTAGCTTATCTGTATCAGATAAATCATGATACACAAATTGCACCCATTCGTCATTGGAGCTATCAAACAAAGCTGGTGCTTCAAACATTGAGGATATGCCTGTAGACGTTTTTCTTGTGCTAAGCATGTTCGTGACTGCTTTTGGAGAAAATCCAGAATGATGAGAAATTTCTTCAAGTGTCGGAGATCTTCCTAGTGTATGCTCCAAATCTTTTTCTACCTTTTGAACTTTATTTACTCCAAACTGAACATTTTCAGGTACCCTTAATACGTTTCCATATTGTGTAGATAGTCTGGATAATTTCTTTAGACTGTTTACAAGGTGCGTACTGAACTTAAAGCCTGCAGCAGGATTGTATGTTTTAGCAGCTTCACGGGCAAGCTTGTAGGCCTCAATCTGAACAGTTATCAGCGGTAGATTTGTTGCATATCTAGAGGCTTCAAGATCTATTAATTTTTTATTTTCTTTTATTAATTTTTCTACGTCGTTCATATAAATAGTATCTAGTTATTGTGCGCCTATGTCGCCTATGAAAGACTGCTGTGCGCCTTTTTCTTTGCCTATGTTGTAGCCTAGGTATTTATCTTCGGATGTTCCTGATGGGGTTGACCCTAGCCTACCTGAACAGAAACTGATAGTGGTTATTGCTGTTCCGTTGGCTGGCGGCGACATATCTACTCTGTGCGTTACGCTGGTCACATAAAATGAAATGAATGTCTTGGCTTCTTTGATGTATAGCCATCCTCCTGTGCCTGGTGCCCACTGCGGGTTAAAGTCTAGGTTTATTGAACCCTGCCTATCAAAGTACTTAGCGTGGTAGTACATTGTTTCAGCGTAATTTTTTACAGACTCACTGAGTTCCTCTTCGTAGGAGCTATTCTTTTCATCTTCTCTTGCTTCTCCTTTGGCTGCCTCACCCTCACCGCCGGATTTGCCCTTTGCTCCATCAGGTAAAACATTACCTGACTCTGCAGAGGTTTTTACTTCCTGCGCATCTTTAGGTTGAGCTGTGTGTGGGAACGTAACCATCCATGGGTTACCGTAAACAGCCAAAACTCCACTAGCCTTTGATTCATTATTACTGTATTGCCCTATCACCATTCTCTCTTTCGTAACTGAACCGTTTGAGTATCCTCCAACAGCACCTGTACGTAACACAAGAACATGTGCAATATCTTTATAGCCGTTGTCGTTGTAAACATAACCATTGTAATCTGCAGGGCCTGCTTTGTTGGGTTCTGTCTGAGATTCTTGATCCCCTGGAGGTGTAAGTTCTTGCTTGAGTACAGAGTTTGAGGGTACCACTATCATTTTAGAGTTGCCGAATATAACAGAGCAATTCATCTCAGCTAAAAATGAGAGATAGTTATCTAATATATTATCTGGCCCTTCAATGAAATGCTTCATGATACCATTGGCGATATCCTTTCTACTTACCTGTCCCATCATGCTGCCTCCGGTAACAGCACTTAAGTCTCTGTTTTCAAAAAACTGCTTACCTGTTTGTAGTCCTTTTTTGTATCCTTGGGACTCAAAAACCTCTTTTAAAGGTATACCTCCCTGTACAAGCTTTTCAGTACCTATAAATTTTTCCCATTCCTTTTCCTGCATCTCCATTAATTCTTTTAATAGATCTGTATAGAACGTTATAGGATCTGTGTTTTCTGGGGTCTCACCTTTTCCTGCCAGTTTATGCATCATACCGTTAAGGGCTGTATGCGCCTGGTTGTCGCCTTTCTGTGCTGATGTATTGCCCGAATACCCTGGATTTTTGTATATGTTAATAGACGTAGGATAAAGCCCTGGTGTAATTTTGGTGAGCTCTCTAAGTACTTGAGCTTTGCCTTTGGCTACAGCCTGATATCTATTCTGACCGACAGAATTGGAGACATTCATACCGTCAAGAAGACCCTTGAATTCCAACTTTCTGGTATAGCCGCCGCCTGACGAGGCGTAGGTACGTACACTGAGATTAATGCTAACGTCGTCTCTTTTTTTGCTTTCTACGTCCTGTAATACTCCTGCACTTGCCTTAGATACATCGATCTGTCCTGCTGTCCCTGGCACAAAGTCTATCATCGCTGTAGGTATACTTCCTACAGCGTAATTTATGGTTACGCCTGTAATTGTAACTCCGTCTATTCCTGTGACATCTAAAGTTACCCACGATTTTCCAGCCATACAGAATTAACCCTTTCTACATAAGCCATAAGCAAGCCAGCAAAACGATATACGTCATTATAATGCGTTAGCCATAAATTAGAGTAAGTCGAATTGCATTTATCCTCAGCATAACGCAGCATATTAGTCACTACGTCTTCTCTAATTTTAAAAGTTTGCATTATTTTTTGAAACTTAAAATTAAATGGAGCTTGCACAGCAAAGCGCCAATTTTTATTAGCTGTACCAGTAAAATTAGTCATGTCTCCGGTAAATGAAAATTTCAAACCTACATCGCCTACAGGTATCTGGGCTGAGTTTCTGCCTTGAAAAATTAATGGGATCTCCATGTCTTTCGCTTTTTGTGTAGGTATTTTACCTGCCTTGTAATATTTTTTTTGGGTAGCTGAGAAAACTGTTACGCTGGGTGTGTTGCCTACTTGTCTAACGATAAAGCTATTTTTAGACTCTTCTATATTCTCTAAGGTTTCAACCTGACCTGTAACGATTATATCGTAAGCGTTAGAGCTTATTGCTGGTGTAAAAATTTTAGAAAATCTGAAATACTCTATCGAATCATCCAGGCTGTACGTTAAGCGGTTATCGTAAACTGCAACATCATCAGAGTATACTGTCGCAGCGATTAAACGTAAACAACTATATAGCAAAAAATGCTTATAATGAAATGATGCTTCGGCTGGAAAAAGCATTTCATAAAATTTGGTCAAGGGTTCTGGCAGTGCTACTTTTTTAAACTTTCTATTAATATACAGACTCACCTTATCCATATATTCTAATTCTGTGTAATAATCGCCTAGCGCTATTTTATAACTTCTATCGTTATTACTTTGAGCTAATAATAATAAATCAGAATTATCAGCAAGTAGATAGCGCTCACGTAAGGCGTTAAATTCCTTAAGGTCTAGATTTATCAATAATGTAGCAAAATGATTTACCATAGGTTTTACATGTTATGGTTGAGGACGGCCATGGTGATCTGAAAGTTTGCCAATGTGTCAGGATCGCCGGAAACAGATACGCTGGCGTCCGTGATCATCACATCAAAATGTAGACTGCCTATTGTGGCTGAAGACACGGTACCTCTCAAGCCTGATATAGCTGAATGGAATTTATTTATGCCTGGAATATCTCCGTCACAATCTGAAAACATTGTGCCTTCTGCTGTGATAGAACCTACACCCTTGCCAAACCACACAACTTTAATTACGTCGTCGTAAGTTAAGAAGTACTGCAGGGTGTCATTTATTTTACCTGTGATTGTATTGTAAATGGCCAAGCCTTCCTCGCCCACGATATCGTCTACTCCGGATATTTTAATTAAATGATCTGCTGTGCCTCCAGATTTATAGAGGTCATTCTTTGTTGATGTTGCTAGGTATGCTGACATATGTTGTTAGTTTTTGAGTTGCTGTAGAGCAATGACTAGCTGACCTAATTGTCCACCTAGGCCGGAGTCTGCACTTAACATGGTCGCTATTTTTTCCATGGTTGCATTTAGTCCTGCTGCTCCTCCGTCTCCTGGTCCTTTTCCTCCGCCTGACGCTGATAGTCTGTCTTTTTCTCCCTGTATTTGATCTTGAGTGTTAGTCAATATGTCACTCAAATCGCGCATTCCCTTGCCCTTTTTGCCGGTGTCTTTTAATTTTTCCTGAACTTCTTTTTGTCTAAAATAGTTATCTTTATCGTTTTGCTCGTCTCCTTCCTTGCCTCTTTTTGTGAAATCCTCAAGCATTTTTGAGTCTGCGTCCTTTTTTCCATATTTCTGTATATAGAATTCTCTAGCCTTCTTGATTTCTTCCGAAGATTCTCCCTGTACCCTGCCTGCCTGCTCTGTCAGGGTTTCACTCATGGTCTTAACTTTTTCGTTTTTAGACGCCTGCAGTAATTTTTTCTTTTCTGTTTCAGTGTGAGCTATAGCTTCGCCAGCCAATACACCAGAAACCGTACCGCTATTGGCGGCTTTAAATGCCTCATCGATATCAAGAGTACCTAGCTTCTCATGAGCTTCGAGAGCCTTAAGCATGTCTTTTTTAATTCTGGCCTGCTCTTTGCTGCTTCCCTTAAACCCTCCTTTAGCTTCTTCTCTAAGCTGGCTTAGTCTATCTCTGCGCTTTTCTGCAGTGTCTAGGTTTGGATCTGCTTTTAAAGCTCCGCCGGTATTTACAAGGTTCTCTAGTTCTTCTTTTGTTACATTGCCTAATTTTGAAGCCTGCGCCATGTCGCCCTCGGCAAATGCGGCATCTTTTCTTGCTTGTACTATATCATTAATGTCTTTAGTGACATCCGTTCCTCTAATTAAATCCTGCTGCGTGCCTACATTTTTTTGAACTTTTGAGGCTGCACTTTCCATTGCTTTTTGCGCATTTTTTAAAGGCTCTGCTCTGACGTCGTCTTCTCCTTTAATCGCAAATATACCTGTTAAAGCTTCTGTCAAATTTCCATCAACTTTGCCCTGCATGAATGCGTTGATGGCTTGAGTTACCACCGGGGCCTGTATGGCGCTGAATCTTTTCGACGTTACCTCTTGTGCGTCTGCCTCTGCCTTTATCCTCTTTTTAACGCGCTCTTTTTCAGGTTCGGACCTGACCGAGTTCAGCATCTCCTCCATGATTGCCAGTCTGCTTTGTCTGGCTGCGGTTTGTGCGTCAGCGTTGCCTGTATTTCCTGTAATAAACTCTCTTTGAAAGAAGTCGCTGATACTCTCTCCTTTAGCGTAGGCTTCTTTGAACCTCTTTATAGTTTCTTCTTTGTTTTTAGTGTTTTTATATACAGTCCTAGTCTTGACGTTACCATTCTCATCGTACTGTACATTACCTTGAGCGTCCTTAACTTGCTCTACAGCTTTTGAGAGCTCTCCCTGCTGTTCATTTAATGTAAAGAAATCGTTAACTCGATCTCTCTTGTTGCCTTGCATGATAGTGTCAGAAATTTTGGTGTCTTTGAATGCCTCTTGCTGCATTATTTCGTCACCCGCAATAGTGTGTACTCTAGCTATGTTTGTCTTTAACTCTTTTGCCACCTTATCCAATCCTTTTCCTGAATATATGCTTCTAGCGTCCAATTCGCCTGCTTCAAACATATCTTTAATCCTATCTGAAGCGTCCTTACCTGTAAGAGGGTCCACGTCTACTCCTTTGCCTGCTAGCATAAAGGCAGCTATGGCTCCTCCCTTTTCAGACTGTGCAAAATTTAAATTTTCCTGTGCTTCCGTAGTTGCTATTCCTTGAGCTCCTCCCAGTTTTCTGTAGTCTGCGGCCCCCATTGAGGATCCTAGATCTGCGGCAGTTTCAATAGACTTTAAGGCCATGTTGGAAACACTTGCCTGGCTCATGTACTGCAACTGAGGATTATTTCTGACAAGGTCCGTAGTTGCGTCAATGATTGAAAACATTGTACTCAAGCTCATATTTGCAACTCTTGCGGTTGCCTTTGCCTTTCTGAGCAGCTCGCTTATCTCGCTTGTACCTTTTGCGGAGGAAAGGTCTAATTTATCTTTTCCTACCAACTTACTGGCGCTTTCAACTAATTCAGCACCTGACTTATCTCCAAATAAAGATTTTGCAGCATCCATGAACTGCCCTGCATTTTTTTGGAAATCTTTTGCCGTCTGCCCTGGATCTGCATATTTCTTTTCACCTAGAGCTCTAAGTTCTGAAGCTTTTTGGAAAGCACTTGTATAGTCTTCTATTTTATAGCCTCGGGTATTTTGAAAATTAATCCCATTATATCTGTCCGCCTTGTTTTGCGCGTCCATGAAATCTCTCTGCAGTGGATTTAAACTTCTAGCTCCTTCTGCATATTTTCTAGCCTTAGCTGTATCTACATTTCCGTCGGAATCTAAAAGGTCCTGGTATTGATTGCTGGCATACCCGAGCTGGCTCTGCAGTTTATTTTTTAGACTTTTTTGCGCTATGTTTTTAGTCTTACTATCTTTGGCTGTATCTACGTCTCTGGCCAAATTGTCTATCTCGTTAGCTAGATAGCTCTGAGCTTCGATACTGTCTCTTATTTTTTTTGCGTCTGTCCCTGTATTTTCCTTAGCTACACCTCCTTTTTTATAGAAGTCTAGCAAGTCTTCAGCTTTATCCGTAGATATTATTCCATCTTCTGATGTTATTTCTTTAATCTTTTGTTCAGGTACACCTATACCTAAAAGCTTCTTGGCTACCTCTGAGCTAGCTTTTTTCCTTTCTTGTGCAGCATCTTCTAAAGCTTTACGATTTGCCTGGTTGGGTTGGTTGGGTTGGTTAGGCTGGTTGGGTTGGTTAGGCTGGTTGGGTTGGTTAGGCTGGTTGGGTTGGTTAGGCTGGTTGGGTTGGTTAGGCTGGCTGGGTTGGTTAGGCTGGTTGGGTTGGTTAGGCTGGTTAGTCTGATTGGACGTTCCCGTTTCTTGTTTTATGCTCGGATATTTTTCAAGAACATCTTTTGTCTCAGCTTGAATCTTTTCTAGCTCTTGAGTGTCTCCGGTCATCATCGCTGCAGCCTGCCTGGCAGCCAATACAGACTTAAGCTTAGATCTATTTTCATCAGGTAAAATAGGTTTTAATTCTTTATCAGTAAGCTGGTATCCTGTGAAATTAAAATTATTCGATTCTTTTGGAAGTAAGCCGAGTTCTTTGGCTTTTCTTATCTGTGTTAATTGCTCTTTAATTCCTGAGCCGTAGGCTTCAAGAGATACACCATCTTTATCAAACCTTAGAGGATCGTATTTTGCAGATTGCTCAATTGGTTGTGTTGTTTTTTCTTTTGTAAATCCTTTTAAAAACCTCGAAAAAAAGGACTCTTTTTCTTGTTTTTCTCCTTCAGGGTTTACTAGCTTCCTGGTTGTTTCGGAGGGCTTGTCGGATCGTTTTTCGGCCTCGACTTCTGGAGGACTTAAAGCCTCGGAGTAGTTCTTTTCGGCTTTTTTAAGGCCAGCTATACTGGCGCCTAAATCTTTGGCTATTTCTTCTCGCGCCGCCTGGCTTTCTTTTCCTGTTCTTACTTCGCCCTTACTGTCGTACCTGGAAACTAATTCCTTAAGCTTGACTCCGCTAGTATCTTTGGCGGCTTCTTCTATTTCGTCTGCTGCTGCGACTCCATGCGCCAAGATCTGCTTTTTAATACGCTCATCAAGAGCCTTCTTTGTTTTACTATCGCTTTCTTTTATAGCTTTATCAATATCCGCTTTAATATTTGAAGATACCGTGGACTTAACGTCTTCCTGAGCTATATCGCTTTCGGTACCTGTTACATCAAATCTCCGTATTCTGTCTTTAGTTTCTTGTGTAACTTTGCCATTTTTATCCTTTTCTACTTTTATACCTAAGTCTTGAAGAAATCTCTCGCCGGCAGGTCCTGTTTTTAATTGATCTGATAAAAAATCGGCAGTTTTATTTTTGAGTTTTTCCCTATAACCTTCAGGGCCTTCGTATTTCTGGGTTTTATAAAACTCGCTAGCTATGTTCTGCATGACTGATTCTGTTTCTTCCTCAGAAATGCTACTAATTCTTCCAAAATTCCCCATCCCTCCAGCTCCTGCCATGCTAGCGTATATACCCATTGACGCAGCCATCGGATTTCCTCCCATCATTGGTGACATGAACCTGCTGATGGTACTGTCCGGCGAAGCTGCCATGCCAAAGCTTTTTAAAAATTTGTTATCTTTGCCTACACCTATAGATTGAAAAAAAGGGTTATTTGCAAACTGGCTTTTTTGCAAATTCATAAAATGCATAGATCTTTCTTTTTGAAGAAAGGCGTCATATGCGCTTTGCCCGCTTTCTGGTTTAGGCATGTAAGAATGCCCAAACAAAACCTGCCCCAGCATGTTTAATCGGGGGTCACCGTAGTTTCTGCCCATACTGTGATACTCGGAAAACGCTCCGTATGGTCTAAAACTGCCTACTTGATCCCCGTACTCGTTCATTTATTTTTTATTTAACTCTTTTAGTAAAGCTTTATATTCTTCAATTTCTTCAGGTGTGAGGGGTTTATTTGAACCTCCTGCACTGCCAGCTTTCTTTATTTTATCTGCTGGTAGCGCAGAAGGCAATTTTAATCCTATAAGCGATCTAGACACTTCGAATATAGGATCTAACGTTTTTGCCCCAGGTCCTGGGGAGCTTCTAATAACTGTTTCCATGAACAGCTTGTGCTGTAGTAGTTGAAATAGCCTATCTTCCTCAATATAGTCTAAAATAAGATCTTCTCTTAATTTAGACGTGTTGAGAGGATATTCAAAATTTAGCCAGCCACGCAGATAACCTTCAGTAAGGCATTTTACGCGCTGGCTTTCCAAAAATTTGCAGTCTGCACCTCATTAGTTAGTTTAACTAATTTTGCCTCAAATTTTTGAAAGGCATCCAAGAATAAGGACAGCTTTGGTGTGGCCCAGGCTTGCATGGGCCTTGCTCTCGCTAGAATATATGTATCTTTTTCTGCCGTTTCAGAAAAATTGTCTTTAGTGACGCTTGAATACTCCTTGTCATCTATAGATACAAGCGACGTAGCTAGTCTGTAAGTTGAAATGGTGATGAAGTACGCGTCATTATCGGCAGCCATACCATTCTTTTTATCTTGGATAATCTGTTCAACCACGTCGTTGTTTTCTTTAACACTCATGGCTCTAAAGCGCACTTTCATCTGACCGTCAAACAGACTGATAGTTTCTTCGTAAGGTGTATTTGCTAGAATACTTTTGAAGAACCTTTCCTTGTCTTCTGGGGTAATTAAATCCTGCTTAGGAGGTTCTGGATTCATTTCTATAGATTGATTGAATGGCTGTGTTTCTTCCATATTTTATTTGTGGTTTAATGATTTGACTAAATTTTATTGTTCTTGTCGAGCTTAACTTGATTTTTGTACTTTATATTCTGTAAATAACGAAACCTTTTTGGCTTTATCTTCCATTTTTTCTTTCGAGTCCGCCTTGTTAATAAGGTCTTTGTCGTCAGGGCTTTTCTCTAGGTTAGTTAGTTTGCCTGGAGAAAAGTAATATTTTTCTCCTTTTTCTTTGCCTGGAAAAGGCATGGTTTCATTTACTTCTTTTTCAGTCCAAGTCTCAAGTTTCAATGCATTACTTACTAGGTCGTCTTGCTGGGCTAGCGACCCAACTATACAATCTTCCTCGTCCGATAAGTTGTATTTTAGAGATTTTAAAAATCTAAACTTTAAGTCTTCAAACTTTTGTTTTTCCTCAAACACAGTAAACTTAAGGAGAGAGTCGAAGGTCTCATTCATTTGTTTATCTGCCTCATAACCGTCGTAGTAGCTTTGAAAGTTTACAACACCTTCGGGAGGTTTTCCGTCTAGCCACCCAAATTTTGGAGTTGCTTTGTTTCCTAGCTTTTGGTCTTTCATTCCTAAAGAAGTGGCGCCTATTCCGCCAAACATTGCATTACCTACACTCATTAAAGTTGTGGTTGTTTTACTTATTAAATCAAAGCCTTTCTTTGCAAGCACAAGAAAGCCTTTCTTGCCAAAAAGAACCACATTTGAACCTACTGCATATAGTGCCTCTGTGGCTTCTATGTAAAAGTCTTTAACAGTATAATTCAATATATTTCCAGCTGCGTAGTTGTATATACCTAAAGCCGATTTGAGTACTATACCTCCCACATACTCCAGTGCTTCTTCTTCTGGGGTGCCTGGAGTGTCTTCGTTTCCTGCAGATTCCAGTACAATTCCACCTTTATTGCTGTAGATGTATGCTGATTTCTCAGCCTTTAATCTAATACCTTCATCGGTAGATGATAAATCCATGTGCTTTCTACTTGCAATACTTACAGAGCCTCCAGCTTTAACTATATCATGTCTTAAAGGTAGAGACATGAGATCTTTGGCTGGCTGTAAATAGATGTTTCCGCCCTCTAGAACAATAGAGGAGTTCCATGCGTCTCTGATCGTGATACCGCCATTAGGCATCAGATATATGCCCGCTGTGCGTAGTTTATACTCAGATAAATTTAATTTAGTTTCCTCATCAATTTCGTCTATTTCGGGTATTTTTTTCTCTTTACCTATACTGTCGTTTACGTCGAAATCTTTTTCGTGTGTTTTAAAATTCTGGTAGCCTAGTTTTTCGTTAACATAAGCTACATAGTCTTTAAGCTGTAAGCTGTAAGCAAAAGGGTTGTCTAGATATTTAACTGAGTCGTCAAATTCAAATTTTTTCTTTTTTTCGTAGTTTAATTCCCCAGCATCATCTCCTTTTGGGTCATCAGGAGCAGCTTTTCTGATAGGTACCCTGATCCAATTAGTTTTTTCAATAAATACTTCCTTTAGGCTTCTTAAATGTAGTCCCCCATCTGTACCCACATGCATATTAAAGAGACCTCTATCAGGCTCGCTTACGCTAGATCCTGGGTCTAGTTTTCTGGCTTCTTCAGCAGGTTTTACTAGAAAAATATGAAGGAAATCTCCTAGCCCTCCCAGGAAAATCTTAAATCTTTCTATTGCCTTTAAGCGCTCGTCTCCCTCTATCTTATAATGATCTTTAGAGTCATCTTTAGAGGCGCCTTCGTCTGTTTGAAATGTTGGAGAGTCCGTGGCTCCGTAAGATTCTTTCGGTAAATGCGTGGCACCGAACTCGGCCATTATTTTTTTACCGTCGTGATATATATTATACTCGCCTAGAGCTGTGTAATGTTGAAAATTATGGCTTACAACTCTAACCAAATCATCCAACAGGAAGCATTGAATTTGCGCTAGCTCAGAGCCTTTTAAATTGGCTAGCTGTTGGTATAACCCAAGTAAAACGCCAAACTCATTACTGACTACGTGCTCACCATCAACTACGTCGGAAGGTTTCTGTAAGTCTGTTACTATACTTATTCTATCTGTAATTCCTTGGTTGTTCGCAGAGTCGTTTGACGCGTCTCCGGCTCCCAGCATAGATCTTAAAGGTATAGCTTCGCCTCCGAGAGCTTCCTCAGGAATTACGCCTACAATATAGCAATGAGTCGAAGCAAATTTGATGCATACCACTCTAGAGCCTGGTTGAGGTAAACATGATTCTTTAAAGCCTAGATAGGTGGCAATAGTCGAACCTAATGGGATACCTTGCATTTCAAAGCCAAAGTCGGCTTCCGCTCCACCATAAGACTCCCTGATTACACTTACTATTCCTGTGCCTGCGTTGTTAGTGATTACGACAGCAGTAAAAACGTCTGCAGATTGATATTCTCTAATATACATAATAAATAACCCTAGCCTCAATATATAAGGCTAGGGCTATTGTTGCAAGGAAATATACTAGAAGTACTTCAGAATTACCCTTGGGATAACTCAAGGAATTCGACAGTAAGATTATCGATAACAGTCAATCCTTCTGTTTCAAGCTGTATCTGATAATTGACAACAAGACAATCTTTGGCTGTAAATTTAACTGAGCCTTTGCAGCCTTTTGTTTCAAGCGTGATATCTGTAGGGGTACACATGTTCCAGCCATTTTTACTGTAAATCTCTTTCGAGTTTTCTCCCATCATTCTAGCTATAGTAATCTGACCGCTAGGTAAATTTGCCCAGAGCATAACGTTTTTATTTCCAATAGTACGTCTGCGTTGCACCTGCTGCGTATAGGATACAGATACCTGGTTTGCTGCGAAAACAGGTCCTCCCCAATTTATGGCGCACTTGTCTGTCGTAAATGGCGCTATTGCTGTTGCGTGTTCATGTTTATATAAATCTGCCATATGTTTTTATTAGGTTTGTTGTTGATGTTAATATTATAGCTCTTTTACTATTTAAATGCAACGGTATTAGTTTTATTTTAATAGTCCTAGAGATTTTGCTACTTCGTCAAAATTTTCATCTTCGCCTTTAGTATATCTAACCCAGGCTCTTCCTTTTCCGACTATCCTATATATTACATTAGGCCTGCCTTCGTCAGAGAATATTAAAAGACCTGTGGCTTTATCTGTATCAAGCAAGATAGGCTCTCTGAAATCGCCTGTGACTACTACTTTCATTAGATATTAATTTTGTGTTTATACCCACCAAAATTTTTGTTTATCATGTCCTGCTGTAGAAGTTCTTTTAACACATCCATGGAGGAAGGGTCTTCTTCAGTGTTGTGCTCATGAGATGTTAATTGCTCCATCCCTGGATATTCTGCAGCTCTTTTAAGTAACTGGGTTGCCTCCGAAGAGGACAACCCCATTACTGCGGCTTCAGCTATGAACCCTGCTGAAAAGGAGGTCATATGTTTACTCCACTATCAATTTCAAGTTAATGAAGTTCAAGGGATATGGAACATTGAGCCTGACTTCTACATCAATCCTGTCCTTATAGGTAGGATTGACTTGTAATAGAAGAATATCGTCTGCAGGCGTAAAGCTTGTGAGCTGGTTACCTGCTCTGATGGTTCTAGTACTAGAGGCTCTGAATGTTAATTCTTTGACAACAGCAGCATAAACGGCGAGCAAGTTGTCGTCATTTATGTTGTATCTGCCAATAAACGGAGTCAGCGTGTGCTTGAGCGCGTAGCTGATGTTATCGACGTTTGTTGTGATAGAATCTTCCGAGGTATTTAAGCTACGCTCGTCGGTTGTAAGCTGGTGTCTTACATATGGGGTAGCTCCAATCACTTCTTGGGTAATAACCCACACACCCTGTTCTGCGATTGTATTGAGGTCATCCGCAGTGAAGTCTATTACCACCTTAGTTAAATCGTCAGCTCCAAGGAACTCAGAGTTTGTGAGACCCTGGTGAGGTACCACGCCGGAGCGTAATCCTGCTAATCCTGCGGCTGCAAAATAACCCTGCTTCACAACCCCTCCATACTTATAGGTATCAGGGAACACCATACGCACACGACGATTATTGTACTCTCCTGCAGTGTATGCGATGTTTGTTGCCCTTTCGGACTTAGTGAAGTTACGCACAACTTGAGCTTTAACAGGCGAGCTGATAGGTGTGGCTAAGCTCCTCGTTAATACTAAAGTTGTGTTTGTTCTCACACGGTCAACAACATACTCGTCATATGTACGCTTACCGTCCGCGCGGAGCCTGAAGTTAATTCTGAGTGTGTCATTTGGACGTACGCCGTCTTCAATGAATT